TTTTCTAAGACTTTCATCATTTTATTCATTTTTTATTATTTATATTGGTTATTTTTTATTTATTATTTTCATCAGATATAAGAAATGTTAAGTATGAAGATTATATGTTTTACAATACCCCTTATGAAAATAATAAATAAAAAATAACCAATATAAATAATAAAAAATGAATAAAATGATGAAAGTCTTAGAAAAGACTTATGAAAATGAAGAATTAAGAAAAGAAACAGTACCCTTATTTATAGGAAATCCAGGTTTAGGAAAAACTGTAATAATAGAAGAGTTTGCAAAAAAGAAAAAAGCAAGATTGTTTGAATTTATCACTTCACAAAGAAATCCTATGGAAATATCAGGAATGATGATGCCAGATAGGGATACAAAAAAAGTATCATATTGGGATTTTGATTTAATTGAAAATTTAAAAGATGGAGATATAGTATTTTTTGATGAAGTTTTTAATGGAAATCCTACAACTTTAAATGCTTGTTTAACTTTTTTAGAAAGTAGAAAAACAATTAGTGGAAAAGATTTACCAAATATAATGATAGTTGCAGCGGCTAATCCACAGGGAATGGTTCCATTAACTCCTCAGATTAAAGAAAGATTTATTTATTATGATGTAAAGTTTAATAAAGAAATGTGGGGAAATTATATGAAAGCTAACTTTAAAATGCCTAAAGTAATAATAGATAAATTAGCTAATCTTATTATTAATGAAAAATTTGAAACTGAAAACTTTTTTACACCAAGAAGTATAGTTAAAGCATTAAAACAACTATTAATTGATTGCCCAACTCCTTATTATGATCATTTAATGCCTATTCTAAGTAAACCAATTGAAAACAAACTAGAAACGGAAGTAGTCTTAGATAACGGAAAGATAATAAAACCCGGTGAAACAATGCCATGGTTTGATATGGTTAAAAAATTTTAAAAAAAAATAAATGGAAAAATTAGTTAGTAAAAAAGGTATAGAATTACCTATTGTATATTACATAACAGATAGAGAAGAAATTAAAGATCTACCTATAGGTATTCCCTTTATATATGGATCTGAATATATGAAAGAACATGTTATTCAATTTCTTGAGTTTGAAGTTCTTTGGGAAAATGCTCAAAAGTTAGGATATAAATTTAACTGGAGAAAAATATTAATTGAAAATGGTTTTAAAGATATAGAAAATTTTAAATATTATAAAAACACATATATAAATTATGAAACAACAGGAGATCCTTTAGAAAATGAAAAATTAGAAAAATTAGATAATTCTTGTGAATCTACTGAAAAATTTAGAAAATTTATTAAAGATGCTTCTGTTAAAGTAGATGTTAGAAAGTTAAAAGAATTAAATGTATTCCCTGTTTGGCTGACAGATGTAGAAGAAAGTTTAAGTCAAAACATACATAACTTTTCACATTTTAATCCTTATATGTATAATAAAAAATTAGATGGAGTTTATGGAGAATATGAATTAAAATCTCCTAAAAGAAATTTAGTTATTATTGACATTAGTGGTTCTATACCTAGAGCTGTATCTTCTACTTGTTTATTATTAGCTAAAAACTTTTCTGAAAACTTTTATGCGGACATTTTAATAACAGGAACTAAATCAATATTATATGATTATGAAAATATAAGAGACTTAAATGAAGAAACTATTTATGAGATAGGTCAAAACAATGACCAAAAATATTTTAAAGCTTTATTAGAAAAAGATGAAAGAAAATATGGTACTGCAATAGTATTTGGAGACAACGATCATCCAGGAGGTAGATGGAATGGTAAACATACTATTTCAGACGAAGATGGTAAAAAACTTTGCAAATGGACTATTGATAAGTTAATAAATTTACATACACATAATTATAAAGGTAGAAATTTTAAAGAAATAGCAGGTTATGCTAGATGGTTTGAACCTAAAGAAACAGTACATATTTTAGATTGGGTTAAGTATTTAAAATAAACTATAAAATGAACAATTCATTAAAAAATAAAAATAATGGTAAAATAAATAAAGATATAAAAACCTGGGGAGATTCTGATCTTTTTAAGTTAATTAATAAAAGTTTTTCTGAAGAAGAATTATTATTAAAATCAATTAGAGCTATGGAAATAAAAGATGTAGGTTGTATTATTGAATCTACAGCTGAAAAAGGATATTACACAGGACCCTTATCTGAAATTAAATGGGAAAGAACGGTATCAACTGTTTTTGTTCCAGAAGTAAGAATTAAAGAAAATAAAAACAAAATTGGAGAAGTTATTTCCAGAAACTTAGTGAAATTAAAAATTTAAAAAAAGGGAAGCTGAAAACTTTATAGAGTAGGCAATAAATAAATTTTAAATAAATAAAAAATGAGTAAAAGATTTTTAAAAAGCGATGAAGTAGAGATTAAAAATGGAGGATACTTAATCTCAAAAGATGGAAAACCTGTTTATAACGGAGAGTTTATAGCAGCACAAGAAAGAGCTGAATATGTTGTTACATTTGCTAAAATGTGTAAAGGTAAAGATTTTAAAGGAAAACAAGCTGATTCAATTAAAGAAGTTAAAGAAGAAGTAATAAAACTTTTATGTTCTAAAAAAGAAGTGTATATAGAAGAACCTGAATTACCAAAACAAACATTAAATGAAAAATTAAAAAAAGAAGCATTAGATTTTATGCAAGCTTCTGACAAAAAAGAATCTATTAAAAAAGTGAATAATTATTTACAAAGATTTAATGTGTTAAAAGATTTTGAAGAATTTGGATTATTTTTTGAAGAAGAAATTTGTAAATTAAATAAAATATATACTGTAAAAGAAATCACAGAAGCAGTACATGAGATAATTGATTTATTAGATTAATAACTTTTTAATTAACAAAAGAGGGGAGTAATCCCCTCTTTTTATATGAAATATGAAAAAACAAATAAAAAAAGTAAAAAAGTGGATAAAAAAACAACCAATAAATGGTTGTATAACAGGAAGTTCATTATTAGATTATTTTGAAGGACAAGATGTAGATGTTTTTGCATATTCAGAAGCTTCTTTTAATACTTTATTTTATACAATGTATAATAATAAAAACTTTCAATTGTTAGATAAAAAAGAAAAAAGAAAAGCTGAAAGATACATTTATGAAGGTCACAATTTTAAAAATTTTGGATTATTAACTATAAAATTTAAGTATAATACTTGTGTTGATGTAAATATTATATATAAAAAAGGTTGTACAAATGCATTTGCTGTTATATCTTCTTTTGATATGGATATTATTGCAAAATGTTACGATATCAAGACAAAAAAATATTTAAATTTAAGTGAAAATTTACCAAATAAAAAAGCAACTTGGAATAAATGGAATGAAGCTTTTTATTCAACTACTATTTGGCAAACAAATAGATTATTAAGACAATTAGTAAGATGTTTTAAGTATCATAAAAGAGGTTATAATACAGATGAAATTGTATTAAAGTATGTATCAATGCTTGATAATATTATTAATCATGAATTAGAATCTTATTCAAAAGAATATCAAAAAACAATATTAAAAAGTATTGAAAATACAAAAATTGTAAAAGAAATTTGTTTAAAATGGTTAGAAACCCATGAAATATCAGAAAAACAAATTGAAACTATTAACAATGTAATAACAGAAATATAATGGAAAAAAAGACAACAATAGATGATTTATTAGAAGCATTAGAAAATAATGTTAAAGAAATCAATTTAGAAAATACAGAAGAAACTTGGTCAAGAATCGGAGGAAGAGATAAATTTTCAGAATTAGGAATGACCGACTCAGAACTAGATAGTTTTTTAAAAGATTGGATAGAAAATAATCCATATAGTAACATATAAAACATAAAAAATGAAAGAAAAAATAAAAAAATTTATAGATGAAAATCATTTAACTTTTTCTGATGAAGAAAGCGGTTTAAATGGAAATTGTGTAATATTAGCAGGATACATTTGTCATTTAAATGATGAATTAGAGCCTGGTGAAAAAATGATAACTTCAGAATATGTTTTAAATTTAATAAAAGAATCATATGAAATTTCATTTTTTTTAGAAAAAGAGTTTGAAAGAGTTTTTAATTTTGCAAAAGCTAATAATTATGGAAACTTTTGGAAAACAAAAACTGCAAAAAAACAATACATATATTAATGAAGACTTTTTTAGGAAAAAATAAAAAACCCATTATTAAATGGGGGATGTTACCTGATGAAACATATTTTAAAGGAAAAGTTCCAGAAGGATATACATTACTAACAACACCCTCTAAAGGATATATTGTAATAGACATAGATAAACACGGAAATGTAAATGGTTTTGATAATATTCCTGAAAAAATGTTAATTGAGTTTTCTAAAACTTTAAATTATGATACTAAAAATAATGGGTTACATGTTTGGTTTAAATACACAGGAAAACAAAAATTAGCAAATAAAACAAGTGGTTTAGGATTTGATTTAAGAACTCATAAAGGTTATGTAGTTTGGTATAAAGATAAAGATATTAGATCTTATAAACACTTAATAAAAAAAACAAGTCCTGAAGTAAACAAATGGCTTGAAAAACATTTTGGTTATGTTAAAAAATAAATTAGAATTAGAAGAAGAATTTTACAAAAAAGATTTTTATTTTAGTTATTCTAGTTTAAACAAATTATTATTCCTACCCTCATCTTTTTACTCTCATTATATACTTAATAAGAGAGAAGAAAAATTAGAATCCTATCTAGTTGAGGGTAGGATTATACATTGTTTATTATTAGAACCTAAAAATTTTAAAAAACAATTTGTAATAGTACCAAATAAAACACCAACAGGTAACACATTAAAATTATTATATGACATATTTAGAAATAAAAAAGCAAGTAATGATTTAACTGACTATAAAAAAGAAATTTTAAATTGGTTATCTGAAAATAATTTACATCAAAGCTTAAAAGAAGATGATAAAAGAATTGAAAAAATATTAACAAAAAATAATATTGAATATTTTAAACATTTATGTGAATTAAAAAATAAAACACAAATAGATACTGAAACTTATAATATATGTTTAGAAAAAGTAAAAATTATTAAATCAAATAAAGAAGCTTATAATTTAATTAAACCTAATTCATCAGGCTTTGAGTTAGTTTTAGTCGAGAATGAGAAATATTTAAAATGTAAATTAAAAGATTACCCTTTCGGTTTACATGGTATAATTGATAATTTAACAATTGATTATGAAAATAAAATTGTAACTATTAACGACTTAAAAACAACAAATAAATCTTTAATAGATTTTAAACAAACTATTGATTTTTACAAATATTGGTTACAAGCAGCAATTTATTTAAAACTTGTTAAAGAAAACTATGAAAATATAACTGACTTTAAATTCAAATTTAATTTCATAGTAATAGATAATTATAAACAATCTTATGTGTTTAAAGTAACTGACAAAACATTGCTTGATTGGCAAGCTCAATTGGAAGAAATATTAAAAATTACTAACTATCATTATACAAACAAAGACTACACACTACCCTTCGAGTTTGCTATGGGGCATATAACATTATAGTATATACTACATGGCAAAAAAACAATTAAAAATGATTGATGATATATATAGAAATTATTTTCAAAAATCAAAGGTATTTTTATACCCTAGATTAAATATTATTTCTAAAAATGAAATAAAACCTATTAATACTTTCCTATCTTGGGAAAATAAAATAGATATAGAAGAAAATAAGTTAATATGTTTATTTAAAGATGATAATTCAAAAGATTTCAAAAAATTTGAAGATGAATTTCTATATAGTCATCAATTATTTTCTGATTACATAAAAATAGATAAATCAAATGTAATTTACACATTTGATTACTCTATAAAATACAAACAAGATTTTGAAAATGTAATAAAAAGTAAATTTTCAAAACTTTCAAAGGATGCAAAAGAAGCAATTAAAAAATATTATGGAATAAACTCTGCAAATTATGCATTTTTAGACACATTCTTGTATCCTGAAAACTATTATACATTATATGCAAATTTACTTTGCACAAATAAAACAGATATACCACAAATGATAACTCTTTTAAAGCAGGTTAATGAATTATGTTCATTAACAGATTTAGAAAAAGAGACTTTTAAAATAGAAAAAATAGAAAAATAATTGTATATTTGTAAAAATAACAAACAAAAAATATTTTTTATGAATACAAAACCAACACAAAACATGATGCTTATCAGCAGTAATTGGGGACCTGTTAAAACATTTAACTTGATACCAACTGATATTAATTGTCCATATGTTGAGGCTCTATACAATCCTCAAGGAAAAGTTTTAGCAATTATAGGAAAAAACAAAAAAGAAACTTTTCATCAAGTTCCTAGGTTAGATGATAATGGAGAGCCTTTAAGAAAAAAAGGAGCTTCTAATCCAGAAAAACCTTATAAAATGCAAAGAATAAGTCAAGAAACTTATAGTGAATACTATATAACTAATGAAAAAGAAATTGAAAAATTTATTGAAACTTTTGCAATTAATGAAAAAGAGTTTGATTACAAACAATTTTTAAATATGGAAACTATGGATTCACCAAATGATAAAAAAGTTTTAGAACCAAATTTAATAATAAAATAATTTTTAGTTAAACATGAACCAATTAAAGACCTAAATACTTAGGTCTTTTTTTGGTTTTAATAAAAAAAAAGATATGAAAAAACATTGGGTAATGGATTATGAAACTTTAGTCAATTGTTTTTGTGCTGTATTTATAGAACATAAAACTGATGAAATAAAAATCTTCAGAATTGATAAATTTAAAAATGAAATAATTCCTTTTTTAGATTTTTTAAAAACAAATATTAAAAATAAAGAAAGACATATACATTTTAATGGATTAGCTTTTGATAGTCAAATCACAGAATTTATATTAGATAATGAACTTTACTTTTCACAATTAAAAAATGAAGAATTAGCTAATATTATTTATAAATATTCACAAAAAGTAATCAAAAAATCAAAAAATAAAGAATGGTTAGATTATCCTGAATTTAAAATGAGAATTTTACAATTAGATTTATTTAAACTAAATCATTGGGATAATCCACAAAAAAGAAGTTCTTTAAAATGGATTGAATTTTCAATGGATTGGTATAATTTAAAAGATATGCCTATCCATCATTCAACAAAAATTGAAACCCAAGATCAAATTGATGAAATAATTAATTATTGTATTAATGATGTAAAGGCAACTAAAAATATTCTATATCTTTCAAAAAAAGAAATAAATTTAAGAAACAAATTAAGTAAACAATATAAAATAAATCTATATAGTGCATCAGAACCTAAAATCTCAAAAGAATTATTTCTACATTTCTTAAGTAAGAAAACAAATAAGCCTAAAAAATATTTTAAATATAAGAAAACTTATAGAAAAGAAATAGTAGTAAAAGACATTATATTACCTTATATAACCTTTAAAAGAAATAACTTTAAAGTAATTCATGAAAAATTTAAAAGTTTAATAATAGACCCTTTAAAAATGAAGGGTGCAATTAAATTAAGTTTAAAACAAGAAGATGTAACTATAGATTTTGGTTTAGGTGGTATTCATGGAGCATCAAAGCAGGGTATATATGAAGAAAATGAAGATTTAATTATTATGTCTTCTGATGTAAAATCGTATTATCCAAATTTATCAATAAGAAATAAATGGTCTCCTGCTCATATACCAAATAAAATATTTTATGACTTATATGAATGGTTTTACAATGAAAGAATTAAAATACCAAAAACAGATATAAGAAATTACATCTATAAAATTATTTTAAATGCAACTTATGGTTTAAGTAATGAGAAACATTCTTTTTTATATGATCCTGAATTTACAATGCGAAATACAATAAATGGTCAATTATCCTTATTAATGTTATATGAACGACTTTTAGAAGGAATACCAGGTTCTAAACTTATAATGATTAACACAGATGGATTAGAAATGCATATACCTAGAAATCAAAAAGATAAATATATGGAAATTTGTAAAAACTGGGAAACTCTTACTAAAATGGTGTTAGAACATGAAACCTATCAAAAAATAATATTAAGTGATGTAAATAATTATATAGGTGTACATCCTTATGAAGAAATAACAAAAGAAAAATATGAAAAAAGAACAGAATTTTCATTAATGAAAAAAGAAAATGGTAAATATTATGAAGCAAAAACTAAATGTAAAGGAAGATATGCTTTTGAAGAAATTCCTCTTCATAAAAATAAAAGTTCATTAATAATAAGAAAAGCTGTATATAATTTCTTTTTATTAAATAAAACACCAGAAACCACAATAGAAGAAAATAAAAACATATTTGATTATTGTATAGGTAAAAAAATAAAAGGAGATTGGTATTTTGAAGAAAGATATATTGAAAAAGGAATCTATAAAAAAAAGAAGCAACAAAAAGTAATTAGGTATTATGTATCAAAAGAAGGAAGTAAAATAATTAAATGCAATAAAACAGACGGTAGAGAAATACAAGTTGAAAGTGGTAGATGGTTAAGCAAAATATTTAATAAAGTAGAAAAAAAAGAATGGAAAGACTATAAAATAGAAAACTCTTATTATATAAAAAACATATATGATGAAATAAATAACATATTAAGTAACAAAGAAAATCAATTAACTTTATTCTAATGAATTTAGAAAATAAACAATACAGTACTTCAAAAGAAGTGTTTTATATTTATAAACACATAATAAAAAAAATATTAATAATTTTAAAAAAAAAATAAATGGAAATAATTATATCAACCCTTTTAGGAATAACAGCAATGTTATTGGCAGTTCAAGAAGTGATAAGTTTTAGATATAAAAAATCAGCTTTTAAAAACTTAAATGATGAATACTTTAATCCAACTAAATCTTGGAAAAATAAATACAAAAAACCTTTTATTAAAAAAGGTAATAAATTTTTAGGTTCAGTCTATTTTTTTAGTTTTTTAACTGGATTTAATGAACTTATTAAATTTATAACTTCAAGTATAATAATCATTTTAGCAATTTTAATAATAAATCAAAAATATATTTTATCAATTTATGAAAATATTTTATTGTTTTTATTATTAAGAGGTGTTTGGACTTATATATATATTAAAACAACAAAAAATTTTAAATAACTATGAAAATAATGATAATAACAGTAATGATAATAGCAATGATACAATCTATGTTTTGGATTTTAGCAGAAATAGATTCTAAATTGTTAATTAAAATATTACTTAAAATAATAGGTGTAATAGGAATATCTTTTCCTGTTATTTATTTTTTAAAAGAATTTAATTTAATATGAATGAAAAAGAAGAAAAATTATCACTTATTTTAATAACAGCATTAGTAGCTTCACAAATTTTACATGAAAGTTTAGATGATTTACAAAATACAAATTTTTATAAAACTTCTTTAAAAAACAGTTGTAAAAGGTTTGAAACACAAATTTCAAAAGTTTGTGATAATTACATTAATACTATTTGGGAAAAAGATGAAGAAATATCAAGAATGGTAGAAGAAGGGATTTTAGAAATTTCTAAAAAATTAAGTTCTTTAGAACCAGATAAAATAGCTTATATTGGAGAATTAATAAAAGCTGTTGATAAAAATAAAATAGAAATAAAAATAATAAAAGATGAAAAATAATAATAATTTAGAAGTAGCTTTAACAAAAGAATTATGTCCTGTTTGTTTAAAAGAAATGGACGGACCACTAGTAATGAATCAAATATTAACAGAAAAAAAGGCTCAAGAAATAAAAGAATTACATAATAAAGTAGTAGGTATTTCAGAAAAACCTTGTGAAAAATGTGAATTATATACAAAACTAGGAATTGTAGTGATAGGAATAGATCCTGAAAAAACAGAAGATATGAAAAATCCTTATAGAACAGGTAATCTAGCTGTTATAAAAAAAGAATTTTTTGATAGAAATGAAATAAACATTGGTGATAATAAAATCATTTTTATGGATTATAAAGAAATGGAATCAATGGGAATGATTCCATAAAAAATAATACTATATTTCTAAACTCTTCAGTTTTTGAAGAATATTATAAAGTGTAAAATAATAATATTATTTTGGAAATTTAAAATTAACACAAGGGGGTAGGCTATTAAGCTTACCCCCTTTTTTTTTTTGAATGGATTTTTATCTTCTATATGAGGTTGAAATTGAATGTCTATTTTTAATACCTTTTGAAGGATCGAAGTATTTTTCTTTTACACCAACTAATCTCCAAAAATCAGCCCAAAATTTATTAGAACCCTCTTGTTGAAACTTCATAACACCGGCTTTTTTTTGATATTCAACTATTTTATTTCCTGTAGCTGTAAAATATAGATCTTCCAATATATTTCTATAAATTTTTATAGAACCTCCAAAAGCAATAGAAAAATCTTCTGCAACTGTTTGATATTGAGAATTAAGACCATATCCTGGTAAAGGTATAAAATTTTCATATTCAGATTGAGCTTCAATAGCCATAAGAGTTAAATGAGAAGATAACCAACCGACTACATTAAAATCTTTAGTATATTTTTCTTCTGTCCAAAAAGAAGGAAGAGCCCCACTTCTAGCTTTTAATTTATCATTTCTATCTTCATCATCATCATCCCAACCCCACATTCCATCAGTAAGATCCCATAGAAGGGTTAATATTAAAGAGAAAACTTTTAATCTTAGCACACCTAAAGCTCCTAACATTAAAGCTCTTTTTTCTTCTTTAGTCATGGTAAGTGCATATTTGAATCTACTTTCAATTAATTTTGAAAAAGTTACTAAATTTTGAATATACCAACCCATATGCTCTTGACCCATTCCTAGATTAATTCTAGGATCCGCTCTAAGACCAGACTCCCATCTTAAATTTACATGACCCCATCTATCTATCAACATAGGACTAAAATATTTTTTTAAAGCTATTACAGGTCTAAACATTAAATATCTTGAAGCAGCAGGTTGTTCTAATTCTGCATAAGCCCCTTGTTTTTTATTAGATAGTTCATGATTTAAATGTTTAAGTCTATTAAATTCAGAACCATTAATATCATATTTTTTATCAATTCCTTCTTTTAATTTAAGTCTTCCTTTTTCATCTATTTCCCAAGCTTTTAAATAACTTATTTCCTTTTCTCCATCTTCTGTTTTAATTTTTATCATTGTTGCATTCATCAATGCTCCAAATTGCTCTAAACTTGCTTCTAATTCTAACCATTTTCTGTGTGAAGTAAACCAAGTAAAATTAAAAACATCTCTTTTTAAAGACCTCCCAGGAGATTCTCCAAATTTAGAAGTCATTCTACCTTGAGGAACATCAAAAACTTCCGTTAATTGTACATTTAAAGATTTAGCAGTTGTACTATATATTTCTTGTGATATTTGAGTTGATGTTTTTACAGCCCAAGGTCTTGCTTTTACATAATCTTTATATGTGTAATATTTTCCTCTAAAAGATTCTTGAGAAATTTGCCATCTAGCACCTAAATAGTTCTTTACAGCTGATTGAACATCTAAAGCAAAATAAGTATGAGAAGCTGTCTTTAACATAGTATTCATGATTCTAATTAAAGTTGCATTATTATTGCTATCTTTTAATTTTTTTCCTTCAAAGGTCATAGCAATCATAGCTTCAATTACTTCTTTTCTATTATTAGTTTTTCCAGGTATTAATCTTTTAGTATAACTATTAATTAAAACTTTTTTAATATCAACAGGGTTTTCTTCAGATAATCTAGACATAGCTCTAGCAAAAGGATGCAATTTAGATAAAGTTTGATGTTGTTCAATTGATAAATAATATGCCATTGTAGAGCCTATAACATCTAAATTAACTTGATCTATAGGTAAATTAAACTTACCTCTTACAGGTATTTTAACATTATCATTAGCAAATATATCTAAATCAACATATAAAGCTTCAGAATCAAAATTAGCACCTACTTCTTCAAAATCATCTGCCTTTTTTACAAATTTTGCAGAAATACCACCCCATAATCTTCCACCTATTGATTTATTATCATCATCAGTTGAACTATTTAATATATATTGATCAGTAGTTTTTCTAAATCTTGGTAATTCATAACCTAATCTTGCATGTTTATGAGCTTTTTCTTGATTTTTTAAATGAAAATTTTTTAATTCTTCTAATACTTCAAATCTTGTATCATTTTCTTCTTTTAATTTTAAATAATTTCTGTTAATGTAATGATCATAAGAAAATTTATTTCCAAAAAACTTTTCTAATTCAATATTATGTTCATCAAGTAAATCTTTATCTACTTTTTCCATTTCTTCTAAAGATTTAGGTAATTGGTTACCTTGAACATCTTTCCAAACTGAATTATCTATTTTACCTGTTTCTTTATCATATCCTACATAGTATTCATCTTTAACTATTTTTTCCTTATATTTCATATTAGGTACACCATGTAAAACTTCTTTAACTGTTATACCATCTTCTTCTAATATTTCAGTTTTTTCATAATATTTCTCATCTCTTGGTTTAACATAAGTCCAGGCATGTGAAGGTTCATATATAATTTCTTTTTCAAAAGTTTTAGTATTAAATACTTCTTTTTCATAATGATTATTCAAAAACCAATTTTTAAATTCTTCATCTTTTTCTAAAATTCTTTCAATAAAAAATGGATTTTTGAATTTTTTAATGTTGTCGCTTGTAATTACTTCTATATCCCCATCTTCTACTCCATCAGCTATTTGGATCTTTCTATAAAAGTTATTTAAAATATCATAATAATAATTAGTTGGTGTTCTTTCTTGTAATTTATTTAACTTTTGATACAAAATATTTAATTGAGTTTTTAAAGCTTTACTTAAAGGTTTATTTTTTTGTTCTAATTCTTTTTTTCTTTTTATTTCTTTTTCAGTTAATGTTTTACCGCTTGCTAATTTTCTAATTAATAAATTTAATTCTTTTTTTTCTGAAAAAGATAAAGTATTTTGTGATGAAATTTCTCTTAGTTCTTCAGCTTTTTTATTTAATTCTAAAATATTTTTTAATTTTTCTTCTGTCATTATGGTTCCATTAGGAATACCATCAGAATCTTTTTCAGGATTTAAATTGTCAATAATGTCTTCATAATACTCCGGAAGATCTTGTTCTTCTCTTCCTAATATTTCATTTATTAAACTTAATATTTTAGATCTTTCTTCATAAAAAGAATCTTTTATCTTTGTAGAAAGATTTAATCTTTCCCATTCTTTTTTTTGTTTATTGTACTCAATATCCCATTCTTCAGAACCTTTTTTAATATTTTGTTTTTCTAAACTGATTTCTAATTTTTTTATAAAATTCTCATAAGCAGATTTAAAAGCTCCATGTTTAGTTTCCCATCTATAAAATTTATTTTTCTCATTTCTCCATTTGTTTAAAATTTCAGCTTTTTCTAACTCTTCACCTGTTTTTTTATTACCATATTTGTCATGTAAACTAAATAAAGATTTATATTCTGATAATAAAGATTCTACTATTTCATAATCATCATAAACAACATGAGGATCTGGATGTGAACTTTGATACATTCTAATTTCTGAAAAGATTCTTTCTATTTCATTTTTTAATTCTTCTCCATATTTTGAATTATCTAATATTTTATTTGCTTGATAAAATTCATCAACAAATTTCTTTTTAAAAAACAAATCAAGATGTGTGTCTTTTAACTTTTGAATTTCTTCAAGTTTTTTTAAATTTTCAGGAGTTCTTTTTCTATCATAATTTAAATTAGCTTTTTCTAATTCGTGATTAATTTTCTTTAATGTATATTTATAATTCTGATATTCATTTAAATAAGTTAAAACTTCAAATTCTTCAATTTCTCCATCATCATTATACTTATAAGTTTTATCAGTAAATAAAAACAATTTAGCAAATTTTGACATTTCTGAAGGTTTTACTCCTAGTTTATTTAACTTAGGTGATATTTTTGTAAGAAATTCTGAATAATCATTATGAACTTTAGCTTGTGTATTACTCAAATGTTCTTTGACAAATAAAGCAAATGAAGCAATTGAAGGATCTTGATTTGATAAGAAATTTTCAAGATATGCATGTAAAAAACCAATATCTCCTTTTTTACCAGTTAAATGTTTTATCATTTCTTCTGGATCAATATTAATTCTTTCAATAACTTTTTTTAAACCTTCAATATCTTTAACTAAAAGATCATATACTTTAGTACCTTTTTTAACTTTTTTTAATTGTTTTTCTTTTTCTGCTATTTGTTCATTAAAATGTTCAAGCATTTTATCTTTAGTAGGTTCAAAAACTTCACTTAAAGTTTTTCCCATACCTTTTTCATATATTTTTTTAGCTTTTCTTTTTAAAATAGTAGCCTTATCTTGCAGTTCAGATATATCTTTATAAAGAGCAGATACTATGCTAACATTTGAATCTTCTAAATTGAGTTTAAATTCTTCTAAATATTTAATCCATTGGTCTAAACTTTCATCATAAAAAGCAGTCTTTTTTAAATTTTCTATATAACCTGGAGATGTTTTCATATATGCTATATCACTTTCTATATTTATTAACATCTCATCTAAAGTATCTAAATTAAAAGCAAGAGCTTCAATTTTTTTCTCAAACTCTTTTAATTCATCAATTTTTTCTGAAGCTGCTAATTTTATTTTTTCTCTACTATCTAATTGTTTTCCTATATTAGACTGCATTACATCAAATAAAAACTCATCTGATAGTGTAGTGAAAGTTTCTGTTAATTGTTCTTTTATATTGTCTTCAGTTTCAGATAATCTTTTTAATTGATTTCTTACTATTTTAGAATTTAGAGTTAATTGATGCAATATAGCCATTCTACCTTCTTCTGATTCAAAAGCTTTTTTAAAACTTTTATATCTTTCTTTGTATTCACTTAAATAAGAAACAATATTAGAATCTGATATTACATTCATGTTTACATTCCAAGAACCATCAACTATTAGTTCAGATAATTCTTTAATTGATGTATTTAATGAAAGATTTTTAGGATTAACTTTAAATATTTTTCTTATTAATTGTTTTATTGCAAAAATAATTCTATCAATAATATTTTTAGTTTCATTAGAATTATTTAAATGATAATCAGTAATTGTTTTTACAATAACTTCTTCTTTTATTTGAGAGTGGTTTTTTGTAAGACCTGGATATTCTTCTAAGGATTCTTTTAAAAATAATTTACCTTTATCTGTTTTTATTATATCATCAAAAAGTTTATTAAATAATTTTTCATTATCAATTGAGATAGCTTTAACAAAAATGTGTGAAAACTCATGAATAACAGTTTCAAAATTAAAATTGCCTTTAACAAAATAGATTTTCCCTTTATAAAAAAAAGATTTTTGATTTGTATATGGATTTTTACTATCTTGAGTTAATATTTTTGCATTTTCAGGTGTTATAAATTCAATTATGTTATTTTTCAGACCTAAATTAGAAGTCAATTTAGAGCTAAACTCAATTAAAAAATCTTCTGATTTTTCTATAGTTTGTTTTTTCTCATTAAAAAAGTCTTTAACAGCCTTTTCAAAAGGAATTACATCAAAATTATCTTCATAAAACTTTTTCAATTCATTAGGTGTTGGGTATCTGTCTGAATTGTTTTCTTTAATCCATAAAGCAGTTCTTACCAATAAGCTGTTTTTATCAATTTTAAGCTCTTCTTGTAACTGAATAAATTCAGCATCTGTTTTAATCGCACATTTCATCTTTTGTTCCCTCTTTGTTTATTTTATTTTTTTCTTTATAAGTCAATTTAGACCATTCACTTTTTGTAAAATTATTTAAAACTTCTAATTTAGTTAAATTATTTAAATTAAGTTCTTCTTGTTCATATAAAGCTTCATCATTATTAAAATAATCTAAATTTCTACCTGTAAATGTTTTAGTATTATTTATTTTATGCTCTTCTTCTATATAATATTTTTCAAATTCTTCATTAATAAAAACTAGAAAATTATTAGGAATGTTAATTGAAACATAATGATTATTTCCATTAAATCCAAATTTTATCCATTGGTCCGCTTTAACTTTATCTCCTAACTTTTCAGATATTCTTTTTCTAACCCTTTCTATATTAGAAATTAACATAGCTTTAGCTTGTTTATCAGTTTTAGGTCTAAATCTTTTATTATAATTAACAGTTATTAATGATGGAAATTCTTCATTAATCACTATTGAATTAGCATTACCTTTAAAAATATTACCAATATCTTCAATAAGATTTCTTCTCACTTCATAAGCATCATCTCCATAATGCTTTTTAATTGATTCAAGTAATAATTTAGATGAATATTTGTCATTTTTAACTTCTTCCTTAATATTATTTTTTTTAGATGTTTTATTAGATACAAATAAATCATCTTTTAAAAAGGAATGTGTTTTTTCAAGTTTTTCTTGTAAAGAAATTTGTTTTATTGTTTTTTCTTCAATAACTTTTTCCAAATTGTTTTCTTTTATTGCTACTTTGAATTTATCATCTATAGGTATTATCTTTGATATATTGTAATTATATAAATTATTAATTTTATTATTTAATTCAGTTGCTTTAGAAAAAGAGTTTAATACTTCATAATTTTTATAAATTTCATAAATTTCTTTATTAACTTTTTTTCTAATTTCTTTTTTTATGTTACATGTTCCTGCCATATTTTAACAATTTTTATATTTAATAGCATTTTTTAAAATCTCTTCTTTTATTTTAGGATCTGAGATTGTTTCTTTACCTAAATTAGTTTTACCAGAGCCTAATATCTTACCATTTGATAGCACAAAATAATTATTATTATTATATTCTCCAATTCTTAATTTACCTTCTCTTAATTCTTTTCTAATTTCAAATTTATTAATTATTGTTTCATCTGTAATTTCATTACCGTTATTATAAAAATAACCATCTTCATTTTTAATTACTTCAAAATGATCAATTTTTAATCTTAAACCTTCTATATTTTTATTTTCTTCTGTTTCATCTTTAAAAGATTTAAAATTAAATTTTAATTCCTTTTCTAATGTTGATCTATTATCTTTTAAATTTTTAAATTTATTAACATCATTTAATAAAGATGTGATTATTTCTTCTCTTAGGTTAAAATTATCAGGTTTTAAAAAATCTGATTGTTCAGATATTTCTTCTAATATGGTATCTGCTAACATAAAATCTTCAAAAGATTTATCTAATGCTTGTTTAATAGAAATATCATTTCCAAAAAGTTTAGTCAGTATAGATATTAATTTTTCTAATACAGTAGTATTTTTTACTTTAATTTTAGATATGTGTTTAATAAACTCACCATTAGTTAAACCATAAGTAATAAATTCTTCAATAGAAGTATTAGGTTGGTTAAAATCATTATTAGTATTATTAGTAGCTTTATATTGAGAATATAAACTTTTTACTTCTTCAACAAAATCTATTTCAGCCTTACTAAATCCTATTTCTTTTAATGTTTTATCGCCTTTTACTCTATCTATTTGAAATAATAACTGAGTAAATCTATGTATTTCTTCGTGAACTATAGTTTCTTCTTTAAAATCAGATAAATCTTTTCTATATTTAATTACTTGTTCTATAGTACTTTTATTTAATCCTACATCTGTTTTTAATATTCCATCTTCTAAAGAACTATATGCTACTCCGGCTGCGTTACTTTTATCAATAATATTAAAATCTGCATAAACTATTCTATTAGTAGCACTTGAAATTTTATTAGCTATTAATTTAGCAACTTTAGATAATCTGGAATTACTATTAGCTATTTTATCTAACTCTTCTTTACTGTTAAGTATATTAGGATTTTTTATATTCTTATCTAATATAATTTGTTTTTGTTCTTTAGGTATTTGAAGTTCTGTTAGAATTTTATTTAAACTCCAGCCATTCTTTTCTCCTTTAGCAAATACTTGTTTGGCTTTATCAGAAGATAATATATCAACAGTTTTTAATGAATAATTAACTTGATTTTTAAATTCTTTTTGATTAAATACATCTTTAGTTCTTTTATTTTTTTGATACTGTCTTTCACTACTTTGATTATTAACTACCTTACTTGTAATTAAACTTCTTGGGTATTTTTTAGCTATTTCTTTAAGCATAGCTATTTTAGTATTAGTTAATGCTTGAGAAGTGTATTCTTTTTCTTTTAAGCTTTCTTGTCCAGTTAATTTTTTAATTTCTTTTAAAGCATTTTCTTTATTCTCAAAAATATCTAAAGGTTCTTGTTCTTCAATATCATATATTACAAATTTATCCCCATGTTGCTGTAATACATATTTATCAGTATTTCTTAATACCTTGTCTTTAACACTCTCAATACTTGTAGTATTTTCTTTAGTTTTAGTTGGTTGGATACCTATTGGTTTGGTAATAGGTTTGACACTAAAATCAGGATTTAGTCCTAAATCTATAAGCTGTTGATTAGATTCATCAACCTTAGCTTGAGCTTCTTCTTTTGTATCAAACCAGTCTAATATATCATTTGCACCTTCACTAAATATACCATATTGTATTATTTTTTCTCCTTTTTGTTTAATTTCAGGCTTAACTATTTTACCATATTTACTATCTAAAATACTATTAATAGAATTAACAAGTTTTTTAATTTCATAAGGAACTGTTTCATCATATTCTAATCTAAAATTAGTATGAGTTAATTCAATTCCCAATTCATTATGATCATGACTTCTTTTATCAATAATATCGGCAAGATTAGGGCTTACCTCATTGATATTATTTAAAGAAGGAGCTTTAGTATGAGATACACCTAGTAATTCAGATTTTTTATTCTTACTTACTTTTTCACTAGCATCCCATACACTTCCACTAAATACATCAGTAGGTGCTGCCCATAATATATCTTCTGATTTAGGGTATATTTTAAATCTAACAGAAGATTCTCCTTCTAAATGTTTTATTCTTTTACCAACAGGTTTAGTAAATGCAGATATAGCAAATTTACCACTAGCTTTTTTGTTATCTTCAATATGGTGTAATAAATTTTGTAAAAGTAAATCTAACTCTATAGTACTATAAGCACCAATAGAAGAATAAAAACCTTGCCCTCTTGAATAAACTTCTTCAGGATTATATTTAATATTATTTTCTTTCTTCCAAATTTCTATTATTTCTTTAGATTGTTCAAATGGTTTATTTTTTTCTATAAAACCTTCTACTCCGGATTTACCTATTACATTATCAGAAATATTATTATTCCATGTGTGAATAATTAACGCATCATCAACTTTTTTGTCAGTATTTTCATAGTACCAACTATTGTCTTTTTTAATGAATACATCATTTGTAAATTCATCTGTAAATTTAGAAACAGGAATTTCAATACTATTATTTACTTTTTTTCTTAAATCTAAACCAACATCACTTAAATCAACATCTTTACTTTCTTTAAACAATTTACTAATATGATTACTTGCTTCTTGATAAGTACTAAATTTACTATTATCAGGAGTAGTATATTCAACTCTACTTCCAGGTAATATAATTTTACTATTCGTATAAGCAAGTAAATTAGCTAAGTCGTTTAATGTCATATCTGCTGATAATTTATCTATCTCTATTTCTTTAGAGTTAAATAAACTTCTCATGTAAGCAGTCATTTCTTTTAACAACCGTTTAAGTAAACTAATAAGATTTTTATTTTCTTTAGTTTCTTTTATTTTCCCTGCTGTAAGTTCTCCTAATAATTGTACTAATGCCTCTTCCTGCTGTTCTTCTAAAGACATTGGTACTTGTTCGTACCATCTTCCTATATTATCTTGTATTCTGTGTATATATTTTTTACCATTTAAAGTTTTAGTTTCAAGTTCTTTAGCTATATCAAAATCAAAATCATCCTCATCATTTAATTCATTTTGTAAAGAAGTACTAATTTCTTTATAAACATACTCTTTTTTAATTCTATCTAATACTTCTTTACCATAACCTGTTTCAAGTTCTTTTAGTAAGTTTTGATATAATTCAGACTCTTCTCTTTTTTTAAACTTGTCTTTTAAAGATTTGGCATTTCTTACTACAGTTTTAAAAGAATCAGAGTTAGGGTCTTCTTTAGTTAATTCCCTTCCATTGATACCATTAAATACACTATACCATTTTCCATTTATTTTCTCATAAGTAGTAAAATCACCTTCAATATTATCAACAGAATCCAGTAATTCCTTATAGTTGTCTTTAATAGTTTTATTATCTTTAATAGCTCTAATAATAGGATGTCCTACTATTTCATGTATAGGTGTATCTAAAGTGGCTTTGGCTAAGTTGATGACATATTTACTACCTTCATTATAACCAGAAAAATCTTTTGTTAAATCAGAAATAAATTCAACTTCTCCACCAATTCTATTAGCTAATCTTGCTGCTAAATCTCTAATACCAAATTCAGTTTCTTTTAAGTTATCATTAATATAACCTTTTTGATATAGTCTTTCTTGATTAGATACATTTGTTAATTTAGTAGAGTTATCACCAATTATTTGTTCTATTGTTGGAAATACACCTAATGTATTATTTTTATCTTGCCATATAGCTATTTTAGCAGCCAATATATGTTTATTCATTCCTGTTTTTTGAACAAGAATTTTAAATTCAGGAAGTGATTTATTTATACAATTTGCCATATATATTTATTAATTTTTTATTATTATCCGCATTTAATAATATTATCTTTTTCTTCTTGGGTTAAGTTATCCCATTCTTCTTGGGTTATTCCTAATGATTCTATAGTATCTCCACTTTCTGTTAGTATTTCTGATACATAATAATTATCAAACAATGAAGTTTGAAAAGTATCTATTTTAATTACATATTTTTCAAGTAATTTCTTAGCAAAAGATTGCATTGTTTCGCCTTCTCCTAATTCAGATTCTAAAAAATCTGATATAAAGTTTTTAGCAAATTCCGGATTATCTCTTAAAAATTCTCCTTCATTTTCAGAAAGTTCTGATTCTGTATCTCTTACATATCTTGCTGCGTGTTTTCCATATAATTTCTCTACAATATCCCCATAAGGTGTACCCTTTTTAAAAGGAACTATTTTATTAGGTTTTAAATTAGCAATTTCTTGTAATTTTTTAGTATCGGCTTTTCCAGCTAAAGTTTCCCATTCAATTTCTTTTGGGTATTTTTTTTGTATTCTGCCTGTCAGTGTTTCTGATACAGGTTGTGTTGTTTCTTGAGTTTGTGATTGTTGTCTTATAACTTCACCTGTTTCATTATTAAATCCAAATTCATCTAATAACTTTTTATTTAAATATTCCCAAGTTTTAGGAGCTTTCTCTTTTAATTTAGCTAATCCTGTTCCTATACCATCTTTCGGAAATACTATTTCTCTTCCATCCTTTTTTATTTTATCTATAGCTTTATCAATATACTCTTTGTTTTCTTTAAATTCTTTATCGGAAAAGTAAGATTCTTCAGAAGTAAATGGTAATTTTTTAGTAGGAATACCAAAAGAATTTTCTTCATCTCTAATTATAGCTTGTCCTTTTTTACCTTTACCTACAACATTATCTCCAAATATATAAATTTTATCAGGATTATTTTTAACTATATTAACATCATATTTATCTATTATAGACACTTTAGTGTTAAAAGTCTTATTATCAGATATATCAACATTTTTATTTATTTCTTTTATTATTTCAAATAATTCTTTTTGTGCTAGTTTTAATCCTTCTAAAAATGCTTTATCAATTAATTGATTAGTATTATGAGTAAAATTTTCATACATTAATAATTTTTTGGCTGCTTCTGAATTAGGATTCTGTATAAAAGATTCTACAACTAAATCTTTCATAAGTTGTAAATTACCCCTCTTACCAACTTCAGTTAATTTAGGAGATATTTTTACACCATATCCCCCCTTTTTAATATAAGCATCATATACAGCTTTATCAAATTTACCATTTTTATTAGATTGATAAGCATGTTCGACAGAACCATATTCTCTTTCTATACCATCTGTACTAGTATAAGTAAATTTTCTTGGTGCAAGATTTGATAATATTCTTGTAGATTTTTCTGATTCGCTTTGTCCCCAATACACATTAATAGTACCTTTAGGCGGTTGTATTTTAGAAGACTTTTTTGGAATAACAACATTAGGACTTTCTGTTTTACCATTTGAATACTCTGATACATCTTGTAATGTAGGTGTAGTTTGTGATGACTTTTTATTAAATGTCTTTTCATATACATCTCTTATAGCTTGCTCAGCCTTTTTGGCTTTTTCATCACCAACATATTGTTCTCTAGACTCCCATTTTTTAGTAGCTTTATTAAATGTATTATAATTTTCTATATCTCTTGTACCTACACCTGCAAAATTCTTTGTTAAAGTAGGTGTATCTTCTTCAACAAATTTTCCATTTTTATATGTGTACCATTTTTCAGTATTTACATCCCAAACATGAACAGGTTTTTCCATAATAATAGCTAATTGTACAGCAGTATTAGTTCCTCCAGAAACTTCTCTTTTATTGTTTTTTAATTTAGAAATAGCAAATACAGCATCTGCATTTTTAACTTGGTAATAATTACGACTTTGTAAATTACCTTGTATATCATCTTTATAATTTTTATTGAGTAATTTATTTACTTTTTCTCTACTTTCATTTATTTGATCTTTTGTTAAAATAGTAGCATTAGTGATGTTTTTTAATTTCTTTGATAAATTAGAGTTTTCTTTATCTCTGTAATGCTTATGATCAGTTACTCCAAATTCTCTTCCTATAATGTCCCATAATGTATCTGCTCCATAGGCTCCACCAGAATGATTTACAAAATCTTCAGGATTTAAAACTGAAGATTCATCAATAGAAGATTCTTCATCAGATGTATTAACACTTTTTGATTTAGACATTCCATGAAACAGTATAGAATCAAAATAGTTTTTAAATCTCTTTCTATTTGCAACATTATTAATTGAATTATTATTATAAAATAAAGAGCTATATCCCTTAAAAAAATTTGGTCTGTAAAATAGCGAATCAATATTTACATTGTCTAATTCTTTAGCTATTAAAGATTGATCCATTATTCTTATTAAAGATAAAAAGTCTTTAGTATTTAAACCAGATTGCATAAAAGCAGCATATTGTAAAGTTTTAAAATATTCAGCAACTAATCTATTTTCAAACCAAGTAATATCAACACCTTCCGGACTATCGTTTACTGATATGTTATCTTCAGACATTAAATCTAACATATTTGAGTTCATTAACTTATAAATATCAGAATCAACTTTTGTATCAATTAATGCTAAATTGGTTATTTTAATTTTTTTAGAATCATCAGTTTTAGTACTTGAAATTTTTAATTGTGATAGCAAATAATATTTTTCTTTTAATTCTGGGTAAATATCCATTAACTCAAAGATTTCATTTGCTAAAGATTCAGAACTTTTAAATATTTTTCTTGGATTTAAAGTTCTATTTAAAGCTAATTTTGATATAAGTTTTTCATAAACAAAGTTTATTTGATCATCTTTTTCTAAATCTTCAATTTGGTTATAATGTTTTGCATATTCTTGATTAAATAATCTTGTATGTTTTAAATAATCAATATGAAAATCATATCTTAAATAAGTAAGCTCTAACATATAATTAAAAAAAGAATCAAAGTACCCATCAGAAAAAGTATATAAAGGTAAAGAGTTTAAACCTAACTTATCAAAACTATTTTCTAATGAACTTTTAGTTTCAGAAAATAAAGATTTATCATAAGCTTCTTTTAATTTTTCTAAATTTATTTTAAACTTAATTTCCTCATCTTCTTCAAATAATTCTATTAATAAATCCTCATCTGTTTTAATAATCTCTACACCTTTGTAAGAACCTTCATTTAATATTGATTCTGATTTTGGTAATAAACTATTTTCAAAAATTGCAATTATTAAATCATTTTTAAATTCTTCTATGTATTTTTCCTCATCGTTAAATGTCATTCTAACATCTTTATTAAATTTATAAGTGTCATAAACATCACTTAAATAACTTGTAACTCTTGGATGTGTTCTTATTTTAAATAAAGGTTGCCATAATTCAAGTTGATATGGACCAACTCTAAATTTACCAGTTGGGGTTTCTTCAAAGGCTTTTTTAATATAACTTTCATCAAGTAAACCAACTTCACTTAATTTTTTGATTTCATTTTCTTTATTAATAGCATCAAATAAAGTTGTATTTTTAACAGTATCAAGCTTAACAGCTTTTCTAAAATAGTTTAAATGCTTACCTATATCTTCTAATTGTAAAAAATGTAAAAACCCTAATAAAGCTTCTTCATCATCTAAAGCTTCTTCAAAAAACATTTTTCCTATTCTTTCTACATCAAAAGTATCTACCTTTTTTAATTTATTATATGTATAGTTATATAACTTTCCTTGTTTAACTGATGATTTATCATAGTCTAAAACAAATTCTAATTCTTCAAATTTTGATAAAATGTTAAATTTTGCTTTATTTTTATTAAAAACAATAGATTCTGCTGAATAACCAGTAGCTTTACTAAAACTTGATGCTAAGTTTTGTCTTTCTTTTATATATTCTTTAATTAAAGGATTTGATAAAAAATAAATAGCTTCTTTATAAGGAACCCCTGCCATAATTAAAAATAATAAAGTTGGTGCAGCTTCTTGACCTGCATTTATATCAAATACCCAATCTTCTTTTGCAATATCAACATAACCATTCATTAATTGATTAATTATATCTGATATTCTAACACCATCTTTAGAAAATATATTACTTAATGAAATATTATTTCCTATTTTATTATGATTTAATTTTATAAAAACTTTTCTTTTTTCACCTTTTTTAGTTCTATAAGAATGATTTAATACAGCACCAATTCTATTTAACAATGTATTAAAGACATTTGCATTAGCAGATATACCTAAAGTACTTTTACCAATAGAGTTTCTTGCATGAACATTTGCATTTTTCTTTGGTTCTAAAGCTCTTGTTGGCGATGTAGATTTAAAATAAGAATCTTTATATGTAGACATCTCATCTACAATACCTCCCCCACTTGTAAATAAATCAGTACTATTAGGTCTTATTAAATTTAAAAAATTATATTCTAAACTCAATATATCTCTCATTTCAATTAATATTGAATTTTGAATTGCACTTGTGCTATTAGAAAGTGTTTCTAATTTTAATGATTTAAGTTCATTTAAAACAGGATTTAACTCAGCATCTCTTGTTTCTTCAAACTTTTTAAACTTTTCTTCAAAAAACTTTTTACCTATTTCTTTTTTAGCTTTTTCAAATCTATCATATAAATCATCTATTTTATTCATTATATCATCATATTGTTCATATAATTCTTCTAACTTTTGTTGTTGTTTTTTTGATTTATTTTTTATAGATTCTAATTTATCAATTTGCGATTCTATTAAGTCAGCATAAGGTTCTAATTCATCTGATTCATCATAAAAAGGTTTCAATATTTCATTTCTCTCTAACCTTTGTTTTTCAGTTAATTCAGAATTTGATATTTTTGAATATTCTAAAGAATATTTTTTTCTTAAATCATTTTTTTGTTTTTCTAATTCTTTTATTTTTTCCTTTAATGATTCTACTTTGTCTAATGATTCTTGTGCACTAGATGAATCATTAGTATCTTCTATAAAATGAACTTCACCATTTATTAATTCTAATCCCGGAAAAAGAACAGTAAGTTTATCAACATCAAAATCGGCACCTGATTTAGCAACTATTTCTGATGGAGGGATAATTATATTACCAGCTTCTTCTGGTAAAAATTCCCAAACAATCATGTGTTCCATTGAATTTAAACCTTGTACAGGTATTCTAACACCAATCATTGAAATTAATCTTTTATTTTCTTCTTTACTTCTCCATTCAGCATCTTGAATAGTTTCATTTAATCTTTTTAAACTTTCTTTTTGATCAACTTCTTTTATATATTTGGTTGTACCATCTGGTTTTGTATAAATTCTTTTCTTATATACCATTATTTTTTTTCCATCTTTGTGTTTAAGATGTAAAAGTTTTTTAAAATCTCCTTGTAAAGCTATTTTAAATTCTGCAGCATTTGTTTTACCTGTTTTTGGATCTTTAGTGTAACTTTTCATATCATTAGTTGCACCATACTTCTTTTTTTCAGCTTGTGTTGCTTTTCTTGGTTCAAACAAAGTGGTAGGAACCTGTACTAAAGATTCCCCTTTCATTTTCTGTTTAACTATTCTGTTATTAACAATAGCATTTAAAGTTCTTTCTATTTTTGCTGCAGATGGTGAAAAAGATAAATCAATATCTAATTTGCCATTTTCATCAACTCTAATAAAATCTAATTCGTGTTCAGCTAAATCTTCTCTTGATAACTCTTCTTTTATTACAGAAACCAATTTAGTTTTATCTGAGTTTTGATCATAAAGTCCTAATTCTTTTTTTAATAATATTTTTTGAACTTCAATATATTTAGAAATTTTATTTTCGTATCTTCTAAACTTTGAGTAAAAAAAAGATTTTTTAAATTTTTCTAATTCAGTTAAAGATTCCCATTTTTCTTTTCTATCAAAAAAAGGTAAATCTTTTTCAAAATCAACAGGAATACCATTTTCAATTAATGAGTCTTCTATTAAAGTTCTTAATTGTGTAGAAAATATTGTTTTCTTTTTAAATTTAGAATTTATTTTTAATTGATCTTTTAAAAAATGAGTATATATAACATTTTTAACTAAAGGTTCTCCATTTTCTCTACTTTCTAAAATTCTATTTTTTAAATCTGAATAAAGAGTTTCTCCTGATTTTTTTCCTTTTGGTACAATAGTACTAACTTTTGATCCTGATTCATAAGTTGCATAATCAATACCTTGTTCATACATTATTTCAGATAACCTTTCTAAATTAGTATTTTTAATTACAGTTGGTATTAATGGAAATAAAGAATACTTATGTAAAGCTTTAGCATTAAATTTACTCATTTCTAAAGCTCCAAAATATTGAAACTTTCTTGGAGGAAAATATTCTAATATGTCTGTTGTTAAAATTTCTTCAGGATTATTAAGTATTTTTTGATATAATTCTTCTTGCTTATCACTCCAAGAATCATTTAAATAACTTAATATTCTATAAGTATCAAAATTAAGGCAAGCACCAGCATCTCCTTCATCCATTGAATAATAAGCTTTATTTACAATCTTTTCAATCTCAATAGCTAATTCTTTTGAATATCCTCTTTCAATTAAATCTTCTATTACAGCTTTTGTATATTCTTTATATGAACCATCATCATTAACACCTATTAATTCAGATTGAACAGTAACTTCTTCAAAAACAACAGTATTTAATTTATTATCATATCTTCTAATAGGTTCATCAATTCCTTTTTCTTTTTTATATTTTTTTTCAAAAGGTCTTCCTAATACACCATTTACAAAATCAACAGCTTCTTGATCTGTTCTATGCATATTACCTTGAGATTGGAAAGCATAATTTCTTTTAAATATATCTTTATACTGAGCTAAATCTCCATAAGAAAAAATAAAATTTTCAGCATGATGTAAAAAAGAATTAACAACATAAGTTTTTAATGCTACTCTTCTTAAAGCTTCTAAGGTTAAATCTTTATTCTCAAAACCTAAATCTTTAAGTTGTTTTTTAGCAGTATTTAAAATTTCTTTAGTAATGAAAAATAAAGAAGGTTCTATAGCACCTAGTGTTTGTTCATAAGACCAATTAAAATAATCATTTACAGCATCTAAAAATTCATTATACAACTCTAAATTTTCAAATGATTTTAAACTGTCTGCATTTTCTAATTTTAAAAGTTTTTCTTTTAATCCTTTTTTAAAATTTAAAACATCATCTAATATACCAAATTCTAAACCTCTTATATTTCCTCTACTATCAGGAACAGTATATCCTAATATATTTGGTAATTCTTCACCTGTTTCTTGATGTTTTTTAACTTTATTTATTCTTTTTAATTCAGCATCTAAATAGCCAATCATTATATTACCAGCTTTGACTATTGCAGCATTATGTTTACCAACTAATTTACCAAAACCTTGATAATCAACATATAATCTTTTTGTTTTTGAGGCTGTGTCTTCATTCTTATAACTACTTACAACATTAGTTGTTACAGATATTATAGTACCTTTATCAGATGGTGTTATGTTAGAAAAAGCTCCTAATAAAAGACCATTATGAATATCTTGTAATATTCTGGTACTTTCATCAACATTTGATGTTTTAGCACTATAATCTAAATTAGAATGATCATCTTCAATTACTTGAGTTCCTGATATTTCTTTTTTTTCAAGTTTAACACTTTTATTTCTATCTTCAAAAGTTTGCAAACTTTCATTCCAAATGAATAAGGAATGGAAAATTGCTGAATTTTTAACCCAATCATTATTTTCAATCCAAAACTCACTTAAATGAGGGTATTTATAAATTTCACTATAATGATTTAAATTATTAATATCTTTAATTAAAATATCAATAGTGCTAAACTGATGGTCTTCAAATTTTACATTACCATCTGGAGTTGATAATCCTACATTAGCATATTTAATAGAATTTTTTAATTCTAAATTTAAAACATTTCTTAAAGAAGTATTTTCTCCTTCTAAAACTTTTTTTACATCTTTTTCATAATAAATAGTTTTTTCTCTTAAATCTTTAATTATATCTGTAATCTGGTATCCTATTTTATTTTTTTCTCTAATTAAAGTTATAAATCTACCTGCAGCATCTCTTAAAATATCTGAATCTTTATTTTTTAAATCAGGTTTATAACTTAAATTTAAACCAATATCTTTAAAAAATTCATTATAATTATTTGAAGCTGTATATTTTTCATTATATTTTTTTAATATAGCATCGGTATCTAAAACATTACCAACACCTTCTACAAATTTAATAAATCTATTACTTCTAACAGTTTTAAAATGACTAGTTATATCATTAGCTAAATTTCTATGAACAGCTGAAGCTTCTCCTACTTTTACATCAACTGTTCTTGATTGTTGAGTATTTGAATTTTGATTTTTAAGATCTATATTTGTTTGAATTAATGGAGTTTTTGAGTAAAAAAAGTCTTGCCAAAATTTACTTTGTAATCTAAATAAGTCTGTATCACCTGTATTAGGATCACCTAAATTATCAATTAATTCTTTTACCCAATAATTTCTATTATTAGATAATTCTTCTTTTAATTTATTTATAATAGTTTTAGGAGAATCATTATTTTGATAACTTAAAGATTTAATTAATGCATAAGCATCATTAAAAGGTAAAAGTTTAGGTACTCCAAATTCATCTTTTACTAAATTACCATATTCATCTCTTTCTTTATTTATAGATAATAAAAATTTAGTATAAACATCTAATTTTTCTAAAAGACTTTCCTCTTTATCTGATAACTGTTTTTCAAAAAAAGATTGTTCTTTTGATAAATCAACCTCTAAAGTGTTTAAAATAGATTTTTCTAAGTATAATTTAACAAACCCTGTTGATTCAAATATATTATCTTCATTTAATCCAAAATGAGAAATTAAAGTTTCTAAAGCATTTACTTTTTCATCTAATATTAAATATTCATTATCATTTTCTATAGTTTCTAATTCTTCTATTAATTCATTATATCTGTCAATTAATTTATCATAAACTTTATCCATAAAGAAAGGTAAGTTCTTTTTAGGATTTTGTAAAACAGACATTAAAAATTTTGAAGATTTTACTTTAATATTTTCCTCATGTATTAAACTTAATAATAATGAATCAGTAGATTTAATTAATCTAATTGTATCATCTTCAGATATGTTATAATCTTCTTCTACACCTTCAACAGGCTCAAACCTAGCATGTAAATCTTTACCTGTAAAATAATAATTTAATTGAGATTGATCATATTGTTTAAAATTTCCTGTTTTTAAATCATTAAAATATTTTTTTATTTTTAATTTAAATCTTCCTTCTTTTGTAAATATTGATTTTAAAAAATTTAATATCCTTTTAAAAATTGATTTTACTTTTTTATTATCATATAACTCAGAAGTGCCATAAATCATAAATTCTCTAAAATCTTCAGCTATATACTCTTCTAAAACTAAGTATTTTTCTTCTTCTGTTAATTCTCTTTCTTCTTCTTCTGTTTTTCTTTCAATTAAATCTTTACCTAACCTTGTTTTTTCAAAAGCTTTGTATAAAGTAATTTGTTCAGTTTTAGATAAAAACTGTTGAGAAAAAGCATGCCAAGATTCATGATAAAGTAATGTGTAATTAGAACCTTTATAAAGAGTTATTGCAGAATCTTTAAATTTAGCCCAAGCTTCAGAATTAATTATGCTAGTTAGATCTTCTAATTTTATATATTTAGATAACTCTGAATTATCAAACCATTTTTTTGCTTTATCAATTTGTTTTTTAGAATTTTTAAGTAAAATCTTTTTATTTGCTTCTAAATGGTCTTTTTTCTTTCTGGTTATTTTTTCTCTTTTTCTTCTAACTATTTTTTTTCTTTCCTTTTTAATTGTAGGATTTTTTATTTTTGCTATCTTTTTTTGTGATGTATCAGATTTTTTAATTCCTTCTTTTCCTTCCTCTTCTTTTCTTTCTTCTTCTTCTTTAACTATCTCTCCTTCAACTGAAAACATTAAATAATTATTTGCATATTTTAATGTTTTTTCAGATTTATTTGATAAATTAATTTTTAATAAAGTATGACTTTTAGCATACACATCAAAAGGAACTTCTTTTAATTCAACTTTATTATCCTTTATAGAAACTACTTCATCTATATTGTTTTTGTCATTAGTTTTAAAATTATAAATACCATATATAGTATTAAAAGAAGAATTTTTACTATAAGGCTTAGTTAATATTTCTTTTACTTTTTCTTTTGCTTCTAATAAACTTTTTTCTGAAGTAATATCTATCAGCTTACCTTCAACTTTAACTATAAATTTATCAGATGATTTAATTAATTGAAAAGAGTTTTTATTTGTATAAACTAAAGTTTCTAATAGGTGTTTCCTCATATCAAAACTTAAAGGTTTATTATTTAATTTTAAATCAGGATTAAATAATAATTCTAAAATTATGTTTATATCTTTGTCAGATATATTTTTTGATTGTAACCTAATTGATCTTTGACCAGGTATTCTTAAAAAAATACCACCTTTAAATTCTCCAGGTCTAACATCACCATCATTAATAATTTTTACAGGATTAAAAGAAACATCGGATTTATCCCAATTAATGTTATTTGGATCTTCATAAGAGTTATAGCTGTAATTTAACATACCTCTTGAAACAGCATTAATTTTTAATAAAAACTCTTTATTTTTATCTTCATTTAAAGCATTTCTTATTTTTGAAATTTGTTTTAATTCTTCTTGTTGTACATTATAAATTTCTTTTAGTGATTGTTTATATAATTCTGGATATTCTTTTTTATACTCTGCAACATCAAAACCTCCATTTCTTAACTCATTGTTTAATATTTCTTCAGGTGTTTGTATTTTAGCCTTCATTAAATAAAAACTACCATCTTCATTTTTAATAGGAGTTCTTAAATTAAAATAAATAGGCATACCCTCTTCTTTTGAAACGGTATTATAATTTTTATCAAAATATAAAATATTACCTTCTAAATCTGTAATAAAAGCACCAATTCCTTTTTCATAATCAGGCATTCTAGAAGGCTCATTTTTAAATAGTTCTTGTTCATCAGGCATTGCTTTATCTATAGGTAATTTACTTTTACTTATTACCTTTATTTTAAAACCTTTATGATTACCTATTTTAAGATTTTCTGCATCAATATACCCATCATTAGATTTATCAAAAATTAATCTTAAAAAATCATAATAAAAAGATTTTTCAGGATCTTCTTCCCATAAACCTGTTTCTTCATTGAATTTTTCTTCTTGCCCTGTTAATGCCAAAGCTGTAGAAGGTTTAGCACTATATATATCTCTTTTTATTTCTTTTTTATTAGATTCTTTTTTATCCTCTTCTTTTTCAATATCTTCTGGAGTACCTTCTGGTTTTGGATTAGTTTGTTTTCGTTTAGCAGTTTCTTTAATCTCATCTCTAATAGACTCTACATCTTCTTCTTTAACAGATTGATCTGAATCATTTGAAAGATCTTTAATAACCTCTTCAAAATCTTCATAACGATCGTCAAAATCATATAACTCAGCTACATCTAATCCTTTTTTTCTAATAGTTTTAGATAACTCTCTATCATTTGATATTGCTAAAACTGTCATTCTAGGAACTTGCTGAGCATATAAAGTAGCTAGATTACTATCTTTTGATTTATTATATATTGAATCATAAATTGATTTTATATGTTCTTTTAAATTAAATTCTTTTTTATCATCATTTGTATATTTTAATAATATTTTAAAATTATATATATATAAATTTTCTAATTTTTTAGGTGTTAAAGCACAATTCATTTTTATAATATTTTTTATTAACAATCCAAATCATCTATTATGTTAGATTCAGCTTCTTCTTCTGACATATTTTTAGCTTTTTCTATTAGTTTTTTAATTGATTCAGGATCATCTTCAAATTTTTCAAGATTTTCTTTTGAATCTTTTACAACTTCTTTTTCCGTTTCAGTAAGTTCAACATCTTTAGTTTGAGATTCTGAAACTTCTTCATTTATATCTGTTATTTCCATACCAATATTATAAGGGATTTGATCCAAAGATACAACAAATTCTTTTTTATCTTTTACAGATTCTAAAATTATTTCTGTTTTTGTTATTTTTTTAATTACTGAAGGACCTTTCTTTTTTAAATTTCCTTTCATTTCATGAAGGGTACCAACAGTATAATCCGATGTTTTAATACTATTTATTATTTTCTTTTTAGCTTTTTTATAAAGTTTATCTAATTCTTCTGTTTTAATTTGTTTTAAATTTAATTCACTTCTTTGGAGATTAGTTTTAACCAATCTTTTAAATAAAGCTTCAAGTTCTTCAATGTCTTTAACTTTATTTAATTTATCTTCTACTTCTTTTTTCCATTTTTTATATTCTTTTTCTGTATCTATTTCAGGAACAGCTTCTTGAGCACCTGCTATATAAAATGTTATTTTTTCTCCTTCCCCTTCTAACCATGATTTAGTTGATTCACTATCTACAAAATAAACTTCATCTGATAATGTTATCGGTACATTATAATGTTTAGTTTTTTTATTTGAATATCCAACTTTAGATAATGTTATAAGAGGACTTCCAAAAGCTAATGATTTTAGTTTACCTGCAAAAATTAAAGTAACATCTATAATTTTACCTTTAGAATCTTTTAATTGAACATGAAGTTCTTTAGCTCCTTCTAAATCATTAATATCTTTACTATTTAAATAACCATATTTATTTAATATTTTTACTAATTCATCTATTTCTTTTTTACTATTTAATGTAAAAATTTCAACTTTATTATTTGTAATCTTTTTAATTAATTCATCATCTAAATTTAACATTATTGTGTTGTTAGGACCTTCAGAAATTAAAGATTTATTTGGTTTATTATTTTTTACATCTTCTTTTTTATCTGTTTCTGTACCTGTTTCTGTACCTGTTTCTGTACCTGTACCTTCTTCAGAAGATGTTTCAACTTCTTCTTCTGGAAGTATTCCATAAAAATCATTAATTAACTTTTGAATTTTAGCTCTTTTTGATTTTAAATTTAAATAATCTTCAAGAGAATTGATTATAAGTCCTTTTTTAACTTCTTCATCTAATTTATCTGAATTTTTTATTGCATTATTATCTTTTTCCATTAATTCTTGTAATTGTTTTTTTAATTCAGAATCCCATTCTTCTAATGGAGTATCTATAGTTGTTTCTTTTTGTTTAACCTTTTTTTCAATTTCTTTTTCTGCTTTTTCTTTTTCTTCTGTTTTTCCGGTTTTATCAAAAAAATCTAAGACTTCTTTAATTATATCATTATATCTTGAATCTCTTTTAGTTATAGGCTTTAAAGTTTCTTCATCTATAAAAACAGCAGGCATCTTATGGTTATCTAAGAAATCTTTTAAATCTTCTTCTAAAATGAAAACACCATACTTTTCATGTAGTGTGTTAAGTATTTTATTAGATTCTGTTTTTGTTAAAAAAGTTCTTAAATCATTTTCTATTTCTTCTTTTCTGTTTTCCCAATGATATTCAAAAACTTTTTCAGTTCTATCTACTTGTTCAGAAAATCCTTCAGGGTCTAATAAAAATTGAACCTCCTCATGAAGATTTTTACCATCCAATGTTAATACTTTATAATCTAATATTTCTTGTGTTATTTTATTTATTAATTTGTTTTTTTCATAACTTTTATTACCTAAACCTATAACATTAAAATATTCATTAAAAGCTTTTTGAAATTCTTTAAATGAATCAACCTCTAAATCTTCTCTGATTACTTCAGAATTTCTTTTTAAAACTTTTTCAACTTCATTTTGTAATATATGAAATCCATTTTCAAGTTTATATACAGGTTCTCCTTTTCTTTTAAAAACTTTATCTACTATTTTTGAAACAGTTCCGTTTTTAGTTCTGACAATGGCTCCTACTAAATCTTTATTTAATTCTTTAGCTTTCTCTTCAAGTATTTCAGAAATACGGTTCTTTTGATGAATAATATCTCCAATTTTTTTAAGACTTTCTAATTTTTCTTTTTTATATTTTAATTCTTCTTTTAAATCTTTATTTTTTGATTCATATTTAATTGTTTCTTCTAAATTTTTTATTTCTTCAGTTATAAATTGTATTTCTTTATCAAAAGTTTCTTGATCTAATAATACTTCAAAATCAATAGAAGAAGCTTTGTCAGAAAGAGGTGAATATTCACTTACTATTTTATCATATAAACTCTTTTGTCTATCTAAAGTTCTCATTAAAGAATATTGCTTCTTTATCACTTCTTCTTTTGCTTTTTCAAAGCTTATAAATTTTATTTGAGCTTTTTCTTTTTCTTTCTCATCTTCTATTAAATTAAAATCTACAGCAAATGGATTTTCAAATTCTTCATTAATGTAATCAGAAACTTTTTTAAATTTTTTAATTTTATCTTTTTTATTATCTATATCATTTCTAAAATCCATTAAATCTTCATCAGTATAAGAATCTCCAAAATGTTCTTTTAAATCTTCTAAATTGAATTTTTTATATTCATCTAAAGTTTCTAAAATATTATCAAATTGAGAAGAATTTATGATATTTAAAAAGGATAAGGCATCTTCTTCATCTTTTAAATCCATATATTCTTTAATCCTTTTTTCATTACCTTTTTTTTCTAATTCATTACTTACATTAGTTAAATCTACTACATCATGAATTTTATTAAAAAATTTTATTGGATCTGATACAACTTTATTTATAATCTCAACTTGTTTTTTTATTTGTTTTTCTTTTCTTTCTTTATCTAAAATACCTTTTTCATAATCTTCTTTTTTAAAAACTTTTTTATAAATATTTGGAGTTTTTTCAACAATTTTATTTTGTATTCCGTGTACACCTCCAACAACAGATCCCATAAAAAACCCGGAAGCAAACACATTTAATCCTTCCCCAGATAAAAATTTAGAACTTGATTTAGCAAGATAATTCCAATAACCACCTCTTATTGTTCTATTATAATCATCTTTATAATATTGAATACTTAAATCTTGAATAATTTCTTGACCAAGTTCTTGAATCCCTTCTGAAAAATTCTTTTTAGTATAGCTTAGCCCAGTTTTTAATCCTGACATTGCATTTGAGTAAGTAAAACTTTTTAATTTTGGAATAGTCCATGTTTCTTTTTTAAATAATTTTTTACTTTTTTGAAATCCAGATTTAATTGATTCTCTCCATGATTTATTAGCCTCATAAGAAGCAACAGGTTTCCCCTTTTTTAAATTACCTTTATTGTATTTTATTTTACCAACTCCAAAATCAAAAGTATCATCTCCAAATTTATAACCGTATTTTCTAAATATAGACTTAAAAGTAATTGCATTTGTTGCATATATCAAACCTAAATTAGAATAATAAGCCATACTACCAGCATTTAAAGCCTTTTTTTGCATGTCTTCTAAATCTCCTTTACTAGGTTCTTTTTTATATTTATCAACATATTCTTTATATAATTGGTCATAGGTATCATTCATAGCAAAACCAGATTCTAATAAAGATTCAGAATGAACTAACCTTAAATCTCTAACATCTTCATAAAAAGCAATTGCAGATTTTGTTAATCCTGGCAACCCGCTTAAAGCAGCATCTCCGTTTTTTAATCCTTTTATAATTTCTGTGGTTCCTGATAAAGGATTTAATGTATTTAAAATTTTTCCACCTGCTCTTTCTGCGTTCCAAAAAGATTTAGCTTTATTAGCATCTTTTAAAGCATTTATAGATTCAAGAGTATTTTTTAGTTTTTTACTTTTTTCAGCAACTGATAAACCTTTTTGAATAGTAGCTGCTCCTTTTTCAGCAGTACCTAAACCTTTAGTTAAACCTTTTCCTAATTTAAAAGCTTTTTGTGCAAATCTTCCTGCTACTAAACCGGAAGCACCCCCTGCCGTTATAGCTTCTAATCCTGCTAATGCTAAAGTTTCAAGTCCTATTTCAGCCATTAAACCAATAGTATAACCTGAATTAAGATATAAATCATTAACAAAACCAAAAGTTCCACCTCTTGATGTTGAACCTCTCCTTGCAGCTTCTCCATAATAAAAAGCTTCTTGTTGAGGTGTATATGTACCAGCTACTTCTTGAAAAGGTAACTTTGCCAATTCAAACCAATTACTTGTAGTTCTTCCTAAATCTGAATACCAATCTGTATTTTCATTATAATAACTTTCATTATCTCTATAAGGGTTAAAGCCTAGTTTATCAAAAGCACTATGGTCATAAAGATGAGTAAAAGTATCATAATCACCAAATTCAGAAGTTGTTCCAAATTTAGGTTTAGTATAATAACTTTTTTTATCTAAAACATTTTTAAATGAACTACTTACTGATTCATTAAATTGTTTTACTAATTCTTTATGAGGATTCTCTGGAGTATTTTCACTATTTAATAAGTTATTACTCGGTAGGTTGTTGTTTGGTTTTTCCATTTATTTCTTTTAAAATTTGATTTTTTGCTTCCTCAAGTGTATATAAATAAGGAACATAATTTTTAAAAAAATCTTCTAAACTATAATCTTTAGGTAATTGATCACTTTCAAAACTTTCTACAATTTCATTTGTTGTTTCATTAAATCTAGGAACATTAACCTTATAATAAAGATTACCATTAATATTTTGAAAAGTAATATTGCTATTTCCAAAACCTGAATCTATTGTAAATTCATCTCCTGGATTAGGAACAATTGTATTTAAAGGTTTGTATTGAGTAGCTTTTTTTATTTTTGATTCATCATTTTTAATATTAAAAACATAAGGTTCTGTCATTTTTTTTACTTCTTTTTCTTCTAAATCTAATTTTTTAGACACATCTTCTATAAAGGTTGATGGAAAAGTAATTTTCATTTCACTATTATATACACTTCCTTTAATTGGATTATATTCAATAGAAGCAGGTTTAAACTTATCATTTTGACCCACAGTATAGTCTTCCATCCATGAGTTATATTCATTTAATAAAAAATACCCAAATTCTTTTTTATCATCTTTATTTAATTCACTTTCTGTTTTAAGTGGGTTATTAGTTAATACTGTTTCAATTAAATCTTTAGAATAGCCCCATAAATCAGAGGAAGTATTAGTAGGAACATCAAAAAGCTGAGTGTCAGCAATAAACTGACCTTTTCCTTTTAAACCACTATCAGATGATGAAATTACTTCTGATAAATTTTTAGTAAATTCAGTAACAATCTGTTGATAAGCTGTAACACCATCATCCCATACAGCTTCTAATAAAGGATCATTTACTTCAACATCTTCAAAATTAACTATAACTTTATCATTGAACCCTAATTCTTTTTTATACTCAGGTTTTAATGAAATTTCTAATTTATTTCCAACTCTTTTTAAGTTTAATTTATCTTCATTATGTTTTAAAATTTTAAAAGGATTTTCATTATAATTTTTAGATAAACTATTTGCTAATTTCCATACTTTATCCTTATCATAAATTTCATCTTTAAAAGGTTCTACATATGGGGTATAAGCTTCTGAATTAGCTAATAAATTTAAAACAGTTGAAGGTTTATATCTTGCACTTGTTTCAGATCCAGCATCATTATTAGATTGTTCTAATTCAGATATAGTTAAAGTCTGCAAAGGGCTACTTCCAGCCTCCCTCCAAGAGTCCCAATCCCCCCAACTATCTCTTGTAGTAGTGTAAAAAGAAGGTCTATATTTTGTTTTATATAATTCTTCTTCTATTTCTCTAAAACTTTTTAATCTTGCAAAATCTCCATCTTTAAATTCAAATAAATTTCTTGCTATAATTCCAGATAAACCTTCAGCTTCACTTAATGTACTATCATCTAAAGGAAATTTACCTGATAATTTATTTACAATTTGTTTTACTTGTTTATTATGATTATCTACTAATGTATTATAAGAAGCATCTAGTGTTTTTGCAACTAATAAATCTGCTTTTATATCTAAATTTTCTTTTATCCATTCATCATAAAAAGAAATTTCTTCTTCTTTACCAAACCTTCTATTAAATTCTACAACTTCATTGTTTAATATATAGTTATACTTTTTTAAATCTTCTTCAGACATTGTACTCATGTCAGGATTTGAAGAGTTATAATCTTTTTTATTATAAACACCATCTTCATCAAACAGTATTTTATTAACTTTTGCGGGGTCTCCTAAAATATTTAATAAACTACCATCATTTGCAATAGATGAAAGTTTATATAAATTTTCTGCTGTTAAATTAGAAGGATCTTTAGTATGCGGAAATTCATTTAATACTTCTTTAACACCTTTTGGCAATGTACTAAAATAAGTTGATTTTTTAAGATTTTGTACATTATCTCCTATATATAATATTTCTTGTAAAGCTTTTTCATTACCATTTTTAGCAGATGTTACAACAGCATTTAAATATTTATTATTTAAAGAATTTTTTAATTCATTTGCTTTTTGTACATAAACAGAAGCTTTATACTTTTGTTTATGTTGATATTTAGAAAAAGCTTTATAATAATCTGAATTTTGACCAGAATCTTGTGCTTTTTCAATGTCTTTTATTAGTTCATTATCACCATAATCTTTGCCTAAAGGTTTTACAGATTTAATTTCATTTTGTTTTTGTTCCTTTTCTAAAAGATGATTATTATATAATTGTTCAGTTTTAAACACAATTTCTTTAAAAGTGTTATAATCACCAACGTTTAAATTATCATTTAACTTTTCATAATCTGCTTTACTAATTTTACCTGAATCTTTAAGTTCTTCTAAATAAGAAGATGTTTTCTTTTTAATATAAGTTTTATTACTTTTTGTTAAAGAACCCTTATTTAAAGAAGCAGATAAAGGACTCTCACTAATAGTGTTTAAAGCATTTGATCCATTTTTATTACTTCCCTCACCTGAATAACTTTTTGAATTTTCAAGAGAATATTTATATCTTGCTGAAGCATAAGGATCTTTTTTTATTTTTTGTTCAAAATCTCTAAAAGCCATTATAGAAGCAGAAGCCATCATGTCTCCATATTTCATAGAATTTGCTATAACAGCTTGAACTTGTTCTTTTTGAGCATTAATACCAAGATCTTTTAAATTTTGATCAATTGTTCTAATTGTTTTATTTACACTATCAAGATTTTTTAAAGATATTTCTTGATTATTATATGCTTCAATTAATTGTTGAAAACTCATTTCAGCTTTTGAACCTGGAATTATATTTCCTTTTTTCTTTTCTTCTTGTAAAATGTTAAGTCTTTGTTCTATTACTTGTTTTCTACCTGCTTCTTCTTCTCTTAGTTTTTTAATATCAGCTTTACTTTTTTGATATTTATTCTGTAAATCTACTGATTCTACTTCTTTTTTTACGTCTTCTTCATTTAATTGACCCTGAGACATCATTGCTGCTTGATACATCATTGTAGCTTGTTCAGGGTTTTCTTTTAACATTAAATAAGATTTAGTATTATAAAAATCATTTAATTCAGGATCATCACCAAATCTTGACATTATAAAATTCATTAAAGGAGCTTGTAATTTAGGACCGTTTTTTGTAGTTACTATATAACCTCCCTTTATTTCATCATAAGTCATAGAAAAACCCATATCTTTAATAGCTTTACTATATTTCTCCATAGCATTTACATATGGGGTGTATTCAGGTAAAGAAGCTCTTAAAGCAGAGTTTTTATCTGCATTTCTAAAATCTTCAGCTTGATATTGTAAAGCTTTAACACCACCTTTCCAATATTTACCTTTACAAGAATCATCAAGACATTTTCTATATCTATCTGCTAAAGCCATTTCATCTTGATATTTTTTTGTAAATCCTAAATCCTTTAATATTAATTCATCTTCATAAAAAGGTTTAAATATTTCACCCGCCATATCTATATTTTGAGCTAAAGATAAATCAACAGATGAAAGTTGTTTTATTTGATTTTCAATATCTTTAAAAAATTGATCTCTTTTAGCATTTGTATCTTCTCTCATCATAGGAGAATTTAAAACACTACTATAGATATTATTAACCTGTTGCCAACCTTGATTATATTTTTGTTGTTTTGTTCCTAATATAGAACTGTAAAAATTTAAATTTGGATCCCAAGGTTGTACTTGTGGTATTATATCTGTTATTCCTTGTAAATAAGTAGCCATATTGCTAAATTAATATTTATTATTTAATAATTTTAAACCTTTTAAGTTTAAACATTTATCCCAATATTCCAGAAATCATTTTTAAATATTGTTTCTTTTTTTCTAATTCAGGATCTTCAAAAGATTGTTGAGTGTTAGAAAATTGTGAGTCTAATTGTTTTTTCAATATTTGATCAGGAACATCTGGATTTTGTTCTTTTAATTTTCTGTAAGCAGATATATAATCAGTAGAAGTCTGTGAAGAACTTGATCCTTTTGATGGATCTTGAGGTCTTCCTTCTTTAAAATAAACACCGCCACCAAATGAAGGAATTGTTTCATATTGGTCAAACATAGAATTAACAGCTTGTGTCATCTTTTTATTTGTTAAACCTTGTCTCCAAGCCTCAAATAAATTTCTATTAGCTTGTCTTCTTGAATTATCATACTGTTGATTAGCTATTGTGGTTTGATCATGTAAAGTATTCATCCTTTGAGCATTAGCTAAATTTTCTTTATTATGAATTTGATTTACATTTTGTAAATAATTATTTGCAACAGCAACATTTTTATCTTCATAATTACTTAATGTATTAGCTGCATTAGCAAAAGACTTACCTTGTATCCCTGTTAATCTATGAGTGCTTTGAGGTCCTGCAAAAGCAGTTACAGATTGAGCTGCTATATTAGACTGTTCAGCATTTGCAGCTAAAGCTCTTGATGGATCATAATAAACAACTTCAGGATCTTCTAAATCTATTTGAGCTGAATTTGGTAAATATTTTTTTAATCTCATTCTTTGACCAAACAGATTACCCATATTACCTAAATCTTGTGCCCACCACTCATCTCTTGCAGTATCTTGTTTGTATTCAGGGTCTTCTATTGGTTTAATAGGTTCATCTTCTAATTCAATTGGTTCATATTCAAAATTATTACCTTTAACTACTGATAATTGTCCAGCTGAAGTATTTCCCCATAAGTTTTTACCTTTTGAATCTATTGGAGATATTGTAGCAACTAAAGGTTCATCTGATTCACCATATTGTGGAATATCAAAATTAGATAGTTTTTGTTGCATTTCTGGGGAATATTTATCTTTTTCTTTTAATAAATCATTATATCCCCAATAAGTTGCTTGTTGTATTCCTAAATCTCCACCTTTTATATTTTCTTCTGTGATAGGTATTCCTGCATATTCAAAAGCTTCTGGTAAAGATTTAATACCTAATTTTTCATAATATGCTTTTTTATCTTCAGACAAGCCCTTTTTAAAACCACTACCTACATCATTAAAATCTTTAGGGTCAATTTTATGTGCTTGTAATGACATGTTTCTTTTTTGACCAGTAAGAAAATGCTTTATAATTTGATCTTCGTCTAAACCATTAATATAATCTTCATCATACATTTCTGAAGTATTCCCATACTTACTTTTGTAATAGTCTTTATTTAATAATGCTTTTCTTACTTTTTCTGCATACTCCTTTTTTATTTCAGGATCATTAAACATTGCTTCTAAATAAGCATAGTTATCAGCTACTGTTTCATCATTATTAAAAACTGTCTTAAAGTCTTCTTGTGTATAATCATATTTTTTAGGAATATTTTTAACAGTAACCCATTTACCATCTTTAGTTTTTATTACATCTCCTACTTTTATATTATTCCAATCAAATTGATCTGAAGATTGGTCATAAATAGGATTCTTTTTATACTTAGGGTCTATTGTTTTTTTCTTTTCTGGATCTCCAGGTCCACCATTAGCATATTTAGGAATAGAACCTCCATTTTTAAATTGAGGAGATTGCTGCATATTTTGTTGTTGTAATGATTGACTCAATTGTCCTATGTAATCTCCTAAACCTTTTGCTTCAACATAAGGCATAGCCATTTGAGGTATCCCATTAGGAAATCCTTTCATGCCTTCTTGAAGTAAAGCTAGTTTAGATAATTTCATATTATAATTGTTAATCATCTTTTTAGCTGTTTCTTTTTCTAGCTTATCAGAGTTTGGATCTTTTAATACTTTTTTATATTTATTTATATCAAACTTTTTAGCTATTTCTGATGGAGTCTTACCTTTACTTCCTGTTATTCCAAAATCTTCTAAAATATTTTTATCTTTTATTTTTAATTTCTTTTTATTATCAGAAAAAATAAAAGAACCAGTATCTAAACTTAAAGGGGTACCTCCTTGTGAATGTTTTTTACCACCTATTGAATAATGTTCATCTAAACCATCATTTCCAGAAACAACAACACTTTCTCCTTTTTCTGCTTCAATGTTAGCATTTCCTCTATTAACAGATTTAATATTTCCTCCTTCTAAAAATTTTTTTAAATTAGATTTAGATGGTTTTTTCTTTATTTTTATCTTTCTCATATTAATCTAAATATTCAATTTCATATCCTTGTTCTTTTAGAGCTTCAATTTCAGCATCTGATAATTCAAGTTCTGAGCCTACTTCTAAACCTAAAGAAGCATTTTTAGTACCATATCCTATTCTTGTATAATCATCTGGTCTAAAGTTTGGACCTGTTGGGGTATTAAACATGTAATCTCCTCTATCTGAACCTGATACACCATAATAACTAAAAGGGTCAGATATTTTTTTTCTTAAAGCCTCTTCTCTTTTATTAGTTCTAACTTTATTTCCTATAGCATTTATTGTATTTATACCAGCAGATATTGCTAAAGATTGTGCTGCAGGATTATCTTTAAATCTTGACACTCTTTTAAACTCAGCATTTCCTTCATAAAGGTCCGGACTATCATCTTCATAAGGAGAAGGTCTAGGGTCTAATTCAGTTTTAGGAGTTCCTGTGTTTTCTGCAACTTTATCCCCTAATGCTTTTGTAAAATCCATTGAACCGTGTGTGGTTGTTAATTGAGAAGGATCCATACTTGATAAATCTCTAAAACCTTTTGATCCAAACATATCATTCAGTAATGTTGGATCATAACCATCTGTTGGAAAAAAGGTTCCCATTTCAGCTTTATCAAGATGCTTGTATTCAACTCTTTTTTCAGGAGTATCTATATTATTTCTAAGATCATAATTAATGATTCTTTTTCTACCTTTTTCAAAAAATGGATTTTCTTTCTTAAAGTTATCAATTTCTTCTTTAGACATTCCATTTTTCCAATCTTTTCCTCTGAAACCATGATAACCTAAAAAGTTATTCCTATTTACTTTTTTTAACATTTTCTCACGACCATTTAAATCTCCAGACATTAAAAGATTAACTCCATTTATAAGAGAAACATCAGAATATACACCTGGATTAAAAGACTCTTCTTCACCAAAATCATTATCAGGATAATAAACCTCATCTGGATTGTTTTCTTGATTTTTAAAAATATATCCAGTATCTGGGGTTACAACATGTGTATTTATGTCTTTTATATATCTCTTTTTAACTTCTGAATTTGGATTTACAGGACCTCCTTCAGAAAACATCATCCCTGTATTTGGATCATAATAACCTCCATTTTCAAAAAGAGAAAGCATGTTTGGAAAATCTTGAGGATTAAATTTTGTAGTTGAAGGTTTTATATTAGAAGGTTGTGAATATTGATAATCTTCATAACCCGCTCCTTTTAGTTGATCTTGATTTAACACAGGTATATCACTTTCATTCTCCTTTAAATCCTTATTATTAAAAATTTTATTTATTTCTTGTTCTTGATTTATGTTTTGTTTCTTTAATTTATTAGGATCAGTTGGTTTATAATTATCACTTCCTTCTAATGTATAATTTAAAGTTCTATTTCTGTTAAGAAAACCACTTTTACTAATATCATTTACTTTAATACCATTTGCATCAAATCCTTCTGGTACTATTTCACCTTTATATTCAAATTTTTTAGGTCCTGTTAAAGTATCAACTAATGGAATTATGTTTCTTAATATATTTTGATCATGAGATAAACCTTTTAAATATTCATTTTTAAAGCTCTCTATATTATTATTTGTTTTTTGATAAGTTCCATTTCTATTATCAACAGTTATAGGTTGATTATTCCAATCTATAAATTCTTTACCATCTTCTGCTTTGTCATTAAACATATTAAGTTTATCAGTTTGTGACATCATAGCAGAAGTAGTTAGCCATGTCATAAAATTGTTATCTTTATTTGAAATGACTGATTCTGAAGTAGTAAAGTTATTTTCTTTACTAGAAACTTTTCTTTTATTTTTCTTAATAAATTGCTTCATATAATAATATAATAAAAATTTAATTAAATATATAAACTTAATAAATTTATTTTATCTAATTGAATATTGATTTTTGTTGTTTATAAGTTTAAGTTGCATATTGTGAGCTCCTGAAACTCTTCTTTTAAGTAACAAACTTGCTTCATAATGTCTAAATCTTTTTCTTTCTAAATTGTTTTTTTGATAATTTAAATTTAAAGGATTTAATGATTTAATATAACCATTTGCTTCTGTTACCCAAATATCTCTTCTTGCATTTGAAAACTCCCCTCTATTATCTGTTATGTCCCAAAATTGATTAAATCTATATTTTTGTTCTTCTTTAGAGTACAGTATATCAATATTGTTAAAATTAGTTCTAGGATAACTTAATGTTGCAATTGGATCATTTTTTGGTTTTAAATTTAACCTTAATTCTCCTGAAACTTGTTCTGAATTATAAACTACAGCTCTGTCAAAATTAAAATCTAAAACATGATGCTTATCTACACAATTATCTGCCCATTCATAAACTTCCATTAAATATTCTATAGATTTTAAAGTGTTTACATTTTGACCTGTAGGATTAACCACTTCAACTTCAAAAGGATAATCAACACCATAGAAATTACAATAACTATCACATCTGTTATTATGTGTCCAAATTGAATCATTTAAAATAGTCATAAAACTATTTTTAGAAGGCAACATGAAACTAGGATGCCAATCATGAAAAGAAATCCAAGATTGTGTTTTAGGATCGTAAGAAACTGTCCAAGAAGCTGAATCAAAATATCTTAAATCTCCTAATTTTATTGGTAATCCATTTATTTCAAAATCATCATTAGAAATATAATTTATTAAACCTTTATATTCAGGTTTAACTTTATAATCTTTTTTTGAAAAATATAAAAGACTATTATTATTATCATATATTGAATGAGTTCCTATTCCTATAACAGTATTATCAGTTAATTCAAAATTAGGAAAATCTTCTAATAATTTATATGGTAAAAATTCTTCAAACCACCACTTCATTCCTTTTGCTGATATTTCTATTAAAGTATTAGCATATTGAAAAATCTTACCTTGATTTTGTGAAATCCAAAATAAACCAGCAGGAGTATTTATTACCGATAATCTATTTTGACAAGAACCATACTCATAAGAGCTATCAGTATTTACTACATTTTGTAAAGCTTGTTTAAATAATCCACCATCTCCTAAAGTAATTTTAGTACCCAAATCTGTTTCTAAAGTATCAACACCTAGAAATTGCACAGGAGCTTCTGTTTCAAATAATATGAAAGCACCATTTTTAGCAACAGGTTTTACAGTAGTAATTCTACTTGTAAAATCTTTATAATTATCTACAAGAAATATTGACCAGTAATCTTTTTTAGCTTCTAACTGTTGAGGTAAAGAATATAAAATTCTTTTTGCATAATGTGTATAACAAGTTTCTGCTTTATTTGGATCATAATCTCTAGCATGTAATGAAGATACACTTGAGTAGGCTTGATAATATCTTGAAATAGACAAGCTGTAATCATACTTATAATAATTTAAAATTTTTATCCTGTCTGTTCTAAATAACTCACTATATGCGGTATGTAAATAAGGATCATAATGTCTCTCTTCTTCTTTATCTCCCCAATCTCTATATTCAACATTAACTTCAGATTCAACAAAAAAATCTCTAACCCCTGAGTTAAATAAATACATAAATGCATCTTTAACTATTAAAGATATTCCACCATTACAAAGCCAATTGTTTGTGTTATCATCAATATTAGTATTATAAGAAGTTTCAAAATTATGAAAAGAATTAGGTAATATTCCAGATGAATCACTATCTCCTGAAGGAGAATCACTACCATCACACAAACCACTAAATACACCATTAAAGAAATCATTAATTTGATAATCATCTGTATTCATCCAATATGTTGGAAAAGGTATCATTTTTCTTAATAAATAATCATATTCTAAACCGTCAGGCATATCATATAACCAATCAAAAAAATAAAAAAAAGTATTTTTTTCAGTATATCTACCTATGTAAGTGTCACCTCCGAATATAATATCTGATGTAGCATTTGGTGGATTAGATAAATCAGTTTCCCAAGCTTTAAAACAAGAAGCTGTTGGAACTTGAATAATACCTTCTAATTGTCCATATTGATTTCTTAACTTTTGCTTTAATGCTACATAATGGGAACTTGCTTTTCCTTTTTTAAAATGTTTATTTAAATTAGATTCATCAACCCCTATAGACTGTCCCATTGTAAACCTTGAATCATCTGTTATAACAGGATCAGGCAATTGTTGAGTAGTTTTTAAAGCAATAAACCCATTTCTAAATAAATTATTTATTGTTATATTATCAAAACTATGAAGTCTATCTTTTATATAAGAAGCATTTTCTATTTTAAAACCTTGTACTTGTTCTGATGAATAATGATTATAAAAAGCATGAGATTGATAAGCTGTTGCATGATGTCTATAAGCACTAAAGTTTTTTATTAATTCTATAAAATCATCTGTATTTTGACCCCAAAAAGCTAAAAAAGAAGCAGTTGAATTAGCCTGCTTTAAAAAACCAGGTAACCCAAAACCAACAGGATCAAATTCATATATAACACTTGAATTTAAACCCGGAATTAAATTAGATACTAGAATAGATGTCGCTGCTGTTGCATTTCCAGGTTTTGCTATTCCAGAAAATCCTCCCAAAGCTAATAGAGATTCTATTCCCGCTCCGTATGATGCTGAAATAGCTGCTATATTACCATTTATAGTAAATACACCTGATGCAGCAGCACCAGCTCCTACGGCATTTGTAGAGCCTGTCGGAGCTGGAATAAATACTGTATCAGTTGTATTTCCTGATGTTATAATTGTTTTTTCTTCACCTTTTAATTTTTTAAATGCTAAACCTAAACCTACAAGAATACTTATAAAAAAAGCTGCATTGTTTATTATTTTAAATCTTGGATGTTTATAAGGAGAAACAAATACACCTTCCGTATCTCCAAAATGATTATTGTAAATTTTTAATTCTTTTGCAGATAAAAAAGGATGTTTAAATTGTGTATCAGGAGAATGAAATGAAAATGAATTTCTCTTATACCAACTTCCACCATAAGATTGAACATTCCCTCCTAAAACATCATTATCTTTGTCATTTTTTAATTTTGAAACTGACAAAAAAGGATCTTTTCTTAAATCATTATATGGATAATTTTGATAGTAAATGGTTTCAAAATTTCCATTATTATCATAATTTCTATAAGTACCCATATTGTTTATAAGACCTTTTGCTAAAACAGTTTTGTTTCCTTCTCTACTACCTCTTAAAATTTCATAACCTACTATTCCTTTTATTGGATTATTTTGATTATCAACAGGAAAAGGTATATTTTTAAATCTAATACCTAAAACATTTATATATTGACCACCTTGTTCAAAATGATTTATAATTGAATTGTCTGGAAATTTATGATGTCTTATGTAATCACCACATAAATTTCCCCAAACTTCTGGTTTATCATCTGGGTATTTTTCTGTAGATTGCCAATAAGCCATTCTACCTTTTTTAAAGATAATACCTCCATCACTTGTGGTTCCTGAATCAGGTAAAGGAGTTCCAGCTGTGTTTGTAGATTCAAATAAATATTCAGTACCTCCATAAACGTTGGAAGGTACTGTTGTTAAATCATTTCCTTGAGGAGGTCTTCCTGGTATATGAAAAGAAGAAGTTTTATCTCCTGTATCATATACCCATCTTATAAAAAAAGAATATACTTCATCTCTCATATACCCTACATTTACACCAGCATTTCTATAATAATTTGCAGGATATTTTACTACAACATATTCTGCTTCTATTTGATTTGCTAATATTTGATAATTAAAATCAAATTTAGTTGTTGGTGCAACCCTTAATAAATAAGGTCCATTTTTAAAAATTGCTTCAGATTTTTCATAAGCTGGTATGTCTAATAATAAAAACTCAAGAGGTACTGAAATTAAAGAAGGATCAATTCTATCTATTGAAATATCTGACTGGTTTGTTGAATATTCTCCAATCCTTTTAGCAACTAATTTATTATTAATAAAAGATAAAACCACTAATTCATAAGTATCATAATTCTCATCTAAATTATCAATATGAATTTCAATATTACCATTAACATTACTATGGTCAAATAAAGATACAATATTACTTAAATTAGAATAATCAGTTACTCTTAATCCATTTTCTAAATATGCAATTGTAACTTGATATGAGCCATTTAATAATTCTCCACCATAACCTGCTGGTTTTATTTTTATACAAGGTTGTTTAACAGTTCTGGCAATCCTTATTTTATCACAATCTAAATTTGGACTGTCTATTGTAACATTACAATTTGGATCTGTATTATTAGGATCAGGAATTTGAATATATGGAGGGTTATCTATACTCATTCTCCTATCAGGATTTAAATTATCAGCCCAATAAATAATCCATTCACACTCAAAATTTTCTCTAGCTACTCCTGTTATTAAATTACTTTTTTTAAAATTTAAACAAGAATCATTAACAACTGTAGTATATTTACAAAGGTCTTCTTCAAATAAACCTATTTCTGAATTTACATCATCAGTTGAAAAAATAGCCCATTTATCTTCATATAAATGGATTGAACCAATTACAGTATAAGGTATTCTTGCACATAAAAGATTAGAAGGTTCATTTTCAATAACTCCCATATCTCCTGTTTTTGAGTTATTTATTGCATTTCTTGCATGTAAATAAGCACCTTCTGAAATTAAACTTTTATTAAGGTCTTTAACCATACCTTTATTAAAAGTTCTTGTGCTTACAGAAGCTGTATTTCCTAATCCTTTATTTTTTTTAGCCATCTCTATTATGATTTAAACATATTATAATATTTATGATATTGAGCTTTTCTATTAGTTTTCCACATTTTTTGTAACTCCTTAAAGTTAGGAGTATTAACAATACTATAAGCATTATTTCTTGCAGCTCTTAGTTTACTTGAAATTAAACTATAAAGATTACTTACATCTTCTCCATTCATAGCTAAATTTTCAAGTATTCTTTCTTTTAAAGCATATTCATAATATTCATTTATTAATTCATGGTCAGGGACTAATAAACTACCTTCATCATCAATCATATCCCCCATGTAATTAATATAAACTTTACCCGAATCAAAATTTACATATAAAAATCCATTTTCTATATATCCTTTATTTAAAGTATTATTTTCTTTTAAGTTAGGACAATTACAATCAATTAATGAACTTTCTTGTAAATGTAAAGGAAAACTATATTTATAAACCCTCTTTGTTGTTTTTATTTTTTGTATTAATTGATATTCATCTCCACATTTTGTTAAACAGGTTCCTGTACAAGGATCTTCTATTTCACAAGGGTCTGTTGGTGGTTCAGAACAAGTATCTGGTTGTCCAGGTTCACAAACATAATCAGGTACAATTAATCTTTCTTCAATATCGGTTCCTTGTGGTAAAGCTGTTACAACTTCATATTCTCCACATACAAAAGCATAATTTAAAATATAAAAATCATCTGGTAATCTCACTTTACCATTTTCAATTTCTAATACATCTTGTCTAGTTCTATAAATTCTCCAACCCAATTCATAATTACATCTTCTTGCAATTTTAATTAAGTTTTGAGAATCAATTAAACCTTCTAAATTAAAATTTCTAAAATCAATAACAACATCATCATAAAGTTGATCAAATTTTCTATATTTTAGTGAATAATTATTATGTCCCATTATCTAAATACATTTTGTTTATTATCTGAATCATTTGAAGGAATATTAGCTGAAGGAAGTATTTCATTTAATACTTGTTGTTCTATCTCTGCAAATAATTGTTCTGGTATATTAGAAGGTCTGTCCTGCATAAGAGTACATTCTAAATCTTTTCCTTCAGAAGCATCACAAGAAACACCTGTTATATCATCTTCCCAAACACCTTCTAATTTTACAGAAGACCAATTGATATTAGGAAAATATAAATAACCATTTAAATACCAATAATACTTTTTTTTATCATACTTAAAAGTTGAAGTATTTGTTAATGAAGTATAAGTTGAAGGATCTGTTTTATATACTTTTTGAGAACCATCAATGCTTGTAACATTTCTTAATAAAATTCCAGAAGGACCTTGAAAAGGTTTTGGTATAGGATTTTTAGTTCTCATTATAATACAATTTGTTTTTATACCCCCACAACAAGCTTCTATTTTATCTGTTTCAACTAATTCTAAACAAGGTATAGTTTTATATAGAGAATTAAATTTTCTTAATCTATTTCTATCATCCATTCTTTGAATGAATAATTTAGCATATTTAGTAATAAGGCTCCATATATATCTATCTGTAACAAAAGCATCTTCTTTTACAGCTTTTATACTATTTCTAACTCTTGACACAGCATATCCTATTGTAGTACTCATATATTATATTTTTTTTTTGGTTTATTAAAAAACAATTTTGCAACATTTGTTTTATTATCTAATCTAATATATTTATCATAATTTTCAGAAAAATCTTTAGAAACTTCTGTTTTATAATTTCTAGAAGGTATAAATGACCAAAGATTTCTATCTGGAAAAGTATTACTCATTGGATAATTTGTATAAACAATTTTTGCTAATAAGCCATCAGACTCCCAATTACTATATTTAACAACTTTTGAATGTTCATTTAAAACACTCCAATTTACTAAATTTCCTTTTTTTGGTTTATCACAAGCAGCAATAAATAAATAACCTAAATTTTCTGGTAATTTTACACCATCTCTATTTGTTAATGTAGTTTTTATAATTGTTTTATTAAAATTTACTATAATATTTTTAAATTCTTTATATGTAATGTTCTTATGTTCAGGATATTCTTTTTTAAAAGCATTATAAGTTTTTTGATTTAAAATTGCTTTTATACTTACTCTAAATCTTGGTGCTTTTTTATCTGCTGGTTTTAACATTTTCATATTTTAATTATTTATTTTTAATACATATTTGTATCAAATATATGCATAAATACTATTATTTCAAATTATTTTTTATTTTATACTGTAATAAGTCCATATACACCTTATTGCTAACTGTAAAACTTTTATCACATTTTTTACATCTTAACTGTCTTCTAAAAGTACCCATTGCTGTAGTTGTTGTTTTAGATAATCTAACACTTTTAGAACTACATTCAGGACAACAAAATTTTTCATATCCTTTTAAAGTTGCATAATTAATTTTATGAACTGTAGCATTTTTAATTTTATTAAAAACTTTTTCAAGGATTATAACATCATTATCACAATATTCTACCATTTTCTTTAAAGATTCTTCATCTTTATCAAAAATTATTTTTTTCCATAAATCAATCCCCCCTGTTTCTATCTTACCTCCAACCTTTAAAAATTTTGCTATATAATCTAATTTATTTGAATTAAAATTAAAATGACTTCTTACAGACTTTAAAGTATCAAATGTTTTATATTTTGGTAATGTAGCTATTCCGTGATATAAAGCTCTAGTTTTTAACCATTTAACATCAAATCTATCTCCATTATGAGCTATTATTTCATCAGCTTTATGCATTACTTTTACAAACTTTTGTATCATCTTTTTATCATTTTGGTTTTTATCCCAAGTTAAATGATATACTTCATCATCACCCTCCCATTTCCAAGAAATGCAAATTACTTTTCTTTCTTCAATTATTTGCTCTGGAGAAATAGTTTGGTTATAACCAGATCTCCAAAACCATCCTATATTAAAACTTGTTTCAATATCAAAAAATAATCTTCCATTATTCATAATTTCTATTTTTTAAAAATAGAAACCCCTAAAAATATAGAGGTTTCTTTTTTGTTAGGATACATAAAACCAACAAAATTTGCATCTAACTTAATTTTTAATTAAGCACAATTTGTTGTTTGTGTTATAGTAAATCCTGTTATGTTTGGGTTAATTACACCTCCCGTTACAGCACAAATTATAACAGTTGTTCCTGCTTGCACTAAAATACTACTATCTATACCATTACAGGCTGTATAATGTATTGTTACATCACTACCTGTTGTATTATTTAAATCATAATTATAACATACATCATTTACTGTATCAGACGGGATACAACATCCAATTGTGTTATCGGTATATCCTTCTGGTAAATTTATACTACCAACAACACATGTTGCAAAAGTTTCTCCTAATATTAAACCGTTTGTTAATGATATAGTATTTGTTGAGCAATCTGTACCTAAATTGGAAACAGAAGGACAAGTATCCATTATTATTGATAAAACAGCACCTGATCCACTTGCTGAAGTAATACTATATGTTGGTTGTATTTGATAGGAACCTGGATTTGATATATTCACTCCTGTAATACCTCCTGAACCATCAACTGAAGAAACTGTAATTGAAGCATCCATTGTTTCAGTATCAGAAGAGTTTCTTATTATATTTATAACATCTCCTACTGCATAGTTTGATCCAGAAGAACTAATAGAAACTGAAAGAATACCTACATGATCACAAGTAATTTCATGTCTTATACAAGTCGGTGTAGGGGTAAAAGGATTTGTGACAAAAGGAACTCTACCATTTGTTGATAAAACATCTTCACATTCAGCCTGTACATACCCTTCAATTATTACATCTCCATCACAACTTGTACTATTTAAAGGAACTGTGAAAACTGCTTGACATACTGCTCCTCCTCCTACACAAGATACAGAAGTATTACAATCATAAGGATCTCCTGATCCTTGTACTCTCCAACAGACTCTATGATTTCCTGTATAATTTGCTTGAAAATCAACTGTTATTGTTGCTGTTATATTTGCCATTATTCTAAAGTTTTAATTTTAATTGTTAAAGACATACATGGTAACTCTTCACCACATATAGTATTTATTCTTATGTCATAATCAGTATTAGGTGTTAAGCCCGTTAATGTTATGTTATTTATAGTAGAAGCTAATGTTGGTAAAATGGTCCATGTAGAAGAAGACGGATCTTTATATTCAACAGAAATTCCCGTTGATATTTGAGAATTATTAACCCACATTAAATCAACACTAATATTTGTAATATTTCCAACTTGTAAATCAGTTGCTGATAAACAGTCAGTATTACTTCCAAAATTGTTACACCTTATACATCCACAACTTGCCATAATTAATTATTTAATTCATTTATAAAAAATTGAGCTTTCTTTAAATTAGTTCCGCTCATTCCTGTAATATTTCTAAATTTTAAAGAAACTGTTTCATTTGGTTGTAATGTTATTTTTTTCATTATATGAAAATTAGTGGTAATTACATTTGCTCCATTTGTTCCAGGATTAGGTGTGGTAGTTTCTATATAAGTATTAACTTCTGTTTCTGTTGTATCTATAGAATTAACATCAGTTCTTATTATTCCACCAAATACTGTATTTATTATTTCATTAATCCCATCAGATTCTATTGTAAAGTTTGTATGAACTATAAATGTTTTAGAAACTGAGGCTGGGTTTGTGTATGATAAAGCTTGATAATTTACATGAGGAAAATAATATGTAGAAGAATCAATTACAGCAGTTGTGTTATCTTCAGCAAAATAATTTACAAGAGGTTGAGGTTGTGGGATTGATTGAATTTGAGAAGTTAAGTTTGTTATTTCTTGCTCAAGAGTTTCTATTGTTGCTAAAGAATTTGAATATTCACATCCTAATGTGTTTAATCCTAAAAACAATTTATCTATAATAGATCTTAATCTATCTCCTTTTTTAATATTAAATTCACAAATATCAACTCCTGTCCAACATATACATTCTATATCAAAAATTTCTGAACAAGTTTCTGATGAAACAGGACAGGCTTCTGGATTATTACTGTATGTAGTTGGTACTAATATAGCATTTCTACAAGGGTTACAATTTTCTTTTTTACAATCTTCTGCCATTTTTTTAATATGTTAGGGTTGCTGTTACATTAATCACAGGTAAACAAGGACTTGTTAATGTTTTAAAATAATTTTTATCACAAACAGTTTCTTGATTTAAACAATTAACTACAATTAATTCTAACTCATAATCAGTATTTTCTTTTAAATTCATAAAAGAATTATTAACTGAAGGAGGAGGTGATGTAATTATTTGAGTTTCTAAAACATTTGTACTTCCTGAATAATAAAGATTTAATTTATATGTAAATCCTTTTGTTGAGTTAAATTGATAATTAATAGAATCAGAAGATACAGAAAAAGTAACAGAAGGACATACAACTTCTGAATATATAACATCTTTATATTCTTTTTCACAAGTTGTATTTGATACTTTATTTCTAAATTTTGTAACAAGGATTACTTCAATATCTTTAGTTATATCTATTGGTGTAGGTGCTAAATCAATAGTAAATCCAGAAGGATCAGATAAATAACTAAATAATGTAAAACTAGTTGTTGTTACATTACCATCTTTATCTTTTATTATAATTTCAGTTTTATTACCTATTTCTTCCCAATCTGATGTAAAACCTGTTGAACCATTTACATATAATTTAATTCTTGTTCCTGATAGTTGAGTTTGGAAATTTAAAAAAAGACTATTACAACTATTCCTATCCCAGTTATCAAGTATAAATTTTACACTTTTTCTTAAATCACTTATATTTAACCACAAATTAGTAAGAGATTCTGATATATTTTTAGGTTTAAATATATAACCTAAAATATTTTTAACTTTTCCTTGAGAAGATAATTGATCTTCTTCAGGTATAGTTCCTTCTGTTACTATAGCATCAAATACATTTTCAATAGTACCTAGTGCTTCTTTTGATTTAATAGTCTCATTTTCAACTTTTCTTAAAGCATCTGTTACAAATAATGTTTCAGAAAGACCATCTGTTTTTATATTTAATTGATATTGTAAAGATGTTTTACTTGCTTTTTGATTATCTAATATTTCTATGTTTTTATTTGTAGAATCTAAAAGAGATCTAGTATTTATTAAACTATTATTAGTAGTATTTAAAGTATCGACTATTGAACAAACTCTATTTCCTATAGCATTTATATAATCTAATAAAGGCATTGAATTTTCAAGATCTCCTTGTGAATTTGTAAATTCAAAACATTTAGCAATTGGTACAATACAGTTTGTTGGACAAACATCATTAGAAATTGTAATAGGACTTCCATCACTATTACCCTCTAAAATACTACATTGTCTTGTTAAAAGTAGTTGTATTAAATCTTGTAAATTGTTTATTGTTAATGTTGAATCTGATCTTAAACATGATAAATCATAGTTGTTAAGATTAAATTGTTCCATTATTATACATAATTCAGTCGCCAATTTATATACAACATCTGTTATTGTATCTCCTTTACATAAAGATATACATTCTATATCAGGTCCCTGCCAAACTACACAATTTGATGAAGTAGGACTGCAACCGTATTTTTTAGCAATTTCTGAATTAGTAGGTAACATAAAAAATATTTTTACTCTTATTATTAATATACAAAATTTTTATCATTTATCCAATTGAAAATTCAACAGATATTATTTCACATTCTTCACAAGGCTCTGGAATTACAACAAATAATTCAGCATTAACTTCACACGGAGGATAACAACACTCTATTATAGGTTGCTGAACAACACAAGCTTTTTCATCATATATTGAAGCAAGTTCCTGTAATCTTACTTTAACAAAAGACTTTTCAAAATCTAAATCACAACAAATACTAATACCATAACTTTCTTCAAGATATTTATTATAAACAGCTTTTGCAAAATCACATTTTTCTTTTATGTATTTTAATTTATTCACAACCTTTTATTTTAAAATTAGGATTAATAATTCTATTTTGAGATTTACATTCTTTTTTTGAATCTGGACATGTGCCAGAATATTGGTCAATTAAATATATAAATTCATTCTCTATACATTTTAATTTACCACCACAACCATCAAAAGTGTTAATAGAATTTCCATTAATATCAATAGTGGTTATTACATTTCCTGAATTTACTTCATAAGTATAAGTTATTATACTATTTGAATTAGTTTGTGATTCTGTAATTACAATTTTAAAATCAGAAGAAGCTTGTATTATAAAATTTGAATATCTTATGTTTTCACAAGGACTAGATCCTGTATTTATTGCTTGTAATGGTAAATTTAATTGCTGAAAATTAAAATTTAAATAATCAACTAAATTAGACCAAGAATTTTCAAAAGTATTTATTAATGCAGATGAGCAGTTATTATTAACACAATATAAAGGGTTATAACTATTTAAATCCATATAATAAGGATTGATAGGTGCTTGCAGTTGCTCTACATTATTTATTTCAATAGATGTTATAGTGAATTTATATATAGCTCCGTTTTGCAATGGTCCTGATAATGAAGAAAACTGATTAGTTTTTTTCATTAAAAAATAATATTCATACAATGGATATATTTTATATACACATTCTGAATTATAATCTGTTATAACTAATTCTCCAGGGGTTACATTAAAATCAACATCTGCTTGTACATTTATTAAATCTTCACATTCTCCATTGCAAGAAATTAAATTATAACAATACCCTAAACAATCATTACATGTAATATAATTTGTATTTAAAGTGACATTTACAAAAGTTCCTGCACAATTTTCATTAGTTATTAAAGACCAACATTTATCAGGGTACTCATTAAAAGTATATATTAAAGATGTATCTACTTGTGTGTCAAATTGAATATTGATAATTTCTGTATCATCTTTGCAATTTATTGCAGTATAACAAAAAGTTGAATCTTCTTTACCTGTCCATACAGCAAATAAAACTTGTGCATCTGTAAAAGTATCAGGTCCAACATCTGAGGTTAAACCATTATCAGAAGAATGATAAATACCATTATCTATTATGTAATAACCTTCTAAAAGTGAATAAAAATGAGCAGCTCTAGAAGACTTTCCTTCAAAGCTTTGTGAACAATTCCAAGTTAATCCTACATCTGTGGTTTCTTTAATAATACAAGCATCTGGTTCATGTGTACCTGTTATTTTATAATTAACAGGTGTATATGAAGGATACCATGTTAAATGAAAGTTTCTATTTTTTGTAGTTAAACCGTCAGGTTCTATGATATTAAAAGTAGAACCTCCATCAGTAGATTTATAAGTTAAAGGTTCTGTAATGACTATTATAACTTGTTCATCATTAGACATCCAAATTCCTTCACTAGACTGAAATAATCCTCCATAATTATAAGGATTTGGTGATAAAGACAAACTGTTCCCTCCATTCAGTAAAGACCATGTAACACCTCCATCTGTAGTTTTAAAAATGTAACATTCATAACCCCCTATACCATCTGTACAACTAACAATTGCTACATCTGAACTTATAGCATGAATTGCATGAGTAAAGTTGCCATCTTGTTGTGTGGTAGTATTACCTATATTTACTGTAATTAAATTAGTTATTGGTATTTGATTAGTTCTATTAAAAGTTAAACCACCATCAGTTGATTTAACCACTAAACCCTTAGAACCTACAACCCATATAACATTTGAATCAACAAACCATATCTCTTTAAAATCTAAAACATAAGCTCCGGAAGAAGGCAACCAATCTCCACCAGGAGTAGTCCAAGTAACACCTGCATCATTAGAAACAATAATACCTTGACCTGATGTTGAATTGTTTATTCTTTGCTTTTGACCTATAGCTATGACTTTATTAGGGTCAGAAGGATCTGTCATTACATCAGATAAAGAAAGAGCTGCATTTATAGAATTAGGAGATACATCTATCCAAGAGCCTTGATTATCATCTTTTCTAAAGATTTTATCATTATTTCCTACAACATATGTTTTATAATTAGGCATTATTTATTTACATTTACGTTAATTATAGTAGGTTCATTATCTTTAGCACTAACTTTGATATTTAAATTTTTATTCTTAGCTATTATTTGTTCATAAGTAGATAAACAATAGGTACAAACAGATTTTCCATTTGAGGCAGTTCTTCTTTTACAAGAACAACTTAATTCTCTTTTACAATTTAAACAATTTGCCATTTTTTATTGGTTTTAACAAGTTGAACAATTTATTTTATTTAATTTTTTCATTGCAAATTCATATAAATCCATTCCTTCTTTTGGCTCATGACAGTATTCAACTTTAGCTTTAGCAGCCTTTAATAAAGTTTCAATTTCTTGTGCTTTTTTTAATAATGATTTATTTTTTTCAGAAGGTTCACAATTACCAGAATCTATTGTGCAATATAATTCATTTAATTTATTTAAAGCTTTTGCAATTCTTAAATGATTATATTCAACATAAACATATTCATTTGGAGAAACACTATATCTAATAGCATAAACACCATCAGGTAATGAATTAAATACAATACCACAATCTGAAGTTTGAATTGTTAAATCACAAGCTGTAAAACAAAGATTGCAAAATCTAGGTTGAACTTCTAGTCTAACAGCACAAGTAAAACCAGGAACTAAAATATCAATATAAGGGCAATCAATTGGTAATTTATCAGCATAGATACTTGTATCTATTATACATAATTGACACTCATTTCTTGTTTCTAAAACTTCTAAACTTAAACTATGTTTTGCCATTTTTTATATGAATTAAAAAAAAGGAGAGGAGAAATTATATCTCACTCTCCCTTTTATATTAGTTATTATACTATAAGTATTAGTATACTTGTAGTGTTGTAGGGTTATTAGCACCTGCTAACCATGAAGCCATGAAATTCTCAAAGTTAGTATCTCTAGCTGCCATAGGAATAGCTAGTAAATATTGATCATTATCAAAAGTCCCTGTTGGGTTGTTATATCTTGGAACAGAGTGTAAGATGAAATAACAAGCATATAGTGCATTTCTATTTACTGCTGCTGTAATATCATCTCCTTGTGTTATCTCTCTAATTCTTAGATCAGTATGAAAATGATTTTGACCATATCTTTCTGATAAAATAAGATCTCTTAAAACACTTTCACCAGTACCCATTGCTTGAGTTCCAAATTGAATAGCAGGATATACAGTTTGACTATTAGTACCAGAAGGAGTAATACCATCTGAAATACATAATTGTTTAAATACACATGGATCTCCTGTTTCATCAACCATAGATGCTTGAATCAATAAAGGTTCAATTTCATAATGATCTGATGTTTGGAAAGTACAATCTCCAAATTTAGTTTCTACAAATGCTGATTGCATTACTAAACCTGCACAACAGTTAGGGTTAGCAGGGTCGAAGATTGAAGTATATGCAGTAGAAGGTTGAACATTTGTAAAAGTTACTCCTGTACTATTTTGCAAATCATTTTGAAAAGCTATAGCATCTGCAGTTAATGTAACACCATCTGCTTCAAAATAAGTACCTGCAACACCTGCTGTTGGATTTGCTGGTAAATATAAATCCCAAGTAGCTCCATTATCACATGTAACAGTTACACCAACATTTACTAATCTTTGTCTTTGTTCATAAACACCAGATAAAATAGGATCTTCTAAAACATCTGCCATCCATGCAAACATTACATCTGCAGGATCTACTAATTCAGGAGTAGGTCCTGAACAACATCCTGTATAACCACAAGAAACATGATAAGCATTATGGTTTAAAAGTCTTAATGCTGGAGATCCTTTTAAATCAAATCTAATACCATAAGTTTCATTACAGTAAAAAGTAGGACAACATTCTGCATCTGCTCCAGATAAATTTAAATTAGGTGTTGCACCAACTCCTATAATGTGAGTTAATGGAGTTTTTGGTTCAACTACATAAAATTTACTGATAAACTTAGGGTTTATCATTTTAGATTTAGTAGTTTCATGATAACCTCCATTAAAAGGTCCTATTGTATCGTTTTGATACAATGAAGTAGCTACTAATGTTAAAGGTTCCCCTCCTGTTGGAGCAACCGCCACAGAGGGATACCCTGGAGCTGATTGATCAGCAAAAGTAACTGCACCTACACCATAAGTAGGTTTTAAATCAACAGAGTTTACACCTGCTGTATTAATGTATCCTGAAGTTCCACCTGCCCAGAATACTTTTTGAAAAGCATGATTAAAATAAGCCATTTTCTATTTTTTGTTTTTGTTAATAAATATATATACTATAATATAAAGAATTTTATATAAAATTCCTAATTATTTTAAAAATAATAATTTATATTTTGTTTTGTTAATAAGAGATTTAATTTCATCTAAGGTATTTATGATTTCACTTGAATTGCAACCTTCTTGCATTTCATTAATTAATTCATATAAGCTATTTAAATATTCTACTACTTCTCTTGTTGTTTTTAATGAATTAGCTGTAACAATACTTATGTCTATAAGTTTTTCATATTTTCCTTGAATTTGTTCAACAACACTATCTACTAAATCAACAATCCCTTTATAAAAATCATCAAGAGCTTTATGAACAGAATAACTTTCAGTTGTTAAATGAGCTAAATGACCTTTAGTAGTTGCTCCCATTAATTTTGATAAATAAATGGGTAACATTCTCACAAACTCTTCATGTTCTTCATCATAAGATTCTTTTTTTTCTTCTTTCTTTTCATGACTCATAGGTTCCATTGTAAAAAAAGAAGGTTTTTTTAATGTTTTTTTTTCTTTCATCTTTTAGTTATTTCTTTCAGCTGATTCACTACCTCTACTAAATTGATTACCAGATTCAATATCTCCAGCAATAATAGCAACAGCTTCATCAATTAATAATTCTATAATATCATCTTTAAACTCACAATTTATATCTTGAGTACTCATATTAGAAGTATAAGGATCAACACAACCATTAACTTCAATGTATATAGGAAATCTATAATATGTCAATTTTGCATTTTCTAAAGAAAATTTATTATTAGTAAAAATTCTTACTTTATTTCCTATTAAAGTACAAAAAGTTTCTCCCCATTCAAAAGATGGATTTTTATGTTCATCTCTTAATAGCTGACTTCTATTATCTTCTTCTGCTAAATATACAGCCATTACAATTGAATTTTCACAACAATCTTTTTTAGCTTCTACATCTATTCTTTTAAATTCAAGATAATTATCAGGTAATTCATTTAAAGATTCAAAATAGAGTCCTTTATCTGTAATTGATAAAGGAACATCTATTAATAATCTTTGAATATCATCTATTCTTCTTCTTGAATTTTCATCACCATCTCTGTATAAGTTAGCTCCTCTTAACTGTCTTCTAACCCACTCAATTTGAGCTTTGTTAAAAGCTTCAACTATTTGCCAACACTCAATATTATCATAGTCATTACTTGATAATTTGTTGAGTCTTTCTTCAACCTTTAATATTATAGTTGAGTTATTCATTTTTATTTATTCCATTGTTCATCAACTGAACTTAATAGTTTAGTTAAAATATCTTCATTTAATGGATTACTCAAATATTCAGCCACGTCTGCTATATTTTTACCTAATAAACTACTAGTGTCAGCATGATATAAATAACCATCTGATTTTAATATAATAAATTTATAAAAGATAGCATCTTTAATCATAGCTTTCATTTTTAGATCTTTAAGAGATAATCTTGCTATATCTAAAAATCTTTGAGGTGCTTTAGTTTTTGATTTTTCTTCTCCTAAACCATTAATATAATTATCCATTGATTCATATAAAACATCATTAGGTGTAGATTTCTTAAAATGAGCAGATGATACACTAACTACTTTTGTAACATATAATAGTTTATTTGAATTTTTATCATATAATTCTTGTAATAATCCTAAAGCTTTATTTCTTATTTTTCTAAATTCATTTTTAGAAACAATTGTAACATCATCTACATCTAAATAAAATTTTGGACTTTCTGATCTATTTTTTGCTTCTTCAAAAGAAGGGGCAAGTATAGAAAATCCTCCTGCTTTAATAGCATGTAATTTTATTAAATCATATGGATCTTTTGAATCTAAAAAAGTAGTATCATTTCCAACTCTTAATTCTATTCTATCCCAAAACTCAGAATTTGAAGGATGTAACAATTTAACTTTATTCCAAAAATCAGGATCTTCAGGATCTATTACATTTGCAGCTAATACTTTTTCTAAATGAGATACTGTTTTTCTTATCTCTTTTATTTTTGCTTCTTTTTCTTCTTCTGGTAAAAGTTGAACTGATTTATCAAATTCATTCAATCCTGTTATGTACCTTTTTATACCATTGTGTTCTAAACATGCTAATTGTTCTGAATGATAAACTCCTTCATAAACAACCATGTTGTATTTTTCTAATCCCATATTTTCTTTTGAAGGATCAAAAAATGGTTTAATTCTAACTTTTGAATTAATTTTAATTCCTGGTGTTTCTACTTTTGTAAAAGACATATTTATTTTATTTTTGTTGGTTTATAATAGTACTTGGTATAGGGTGCAATCCTATCATAGTTTTTATTACCAAGTATTAAAAGGGAGAAAGTTTTAAATTCTCCCTTTTTATTTAAGTGTATTATTTTAGAATGAGCCTCCTGTAATTGGGTTTCTCATAACAATTTTTAATACTTTAGTTGGATCTTTAACCCAGATTGTTGGCATTGTTTGAGTCATCATAACTCTATATCCATTAAACTGACCAGATGATTGGAACCCTTGAGTTCTTCCCATGTAATCCATTGTACCATTTTGATACCACCATTTCAATTGATTATCCCATTTAAGTTTTAATAAAAAGATGTTATCATTTCCTGAATCTGTAATATCAAAAATAATAAATGAGTAAGAAGATAATGGATGACCATCAATGATTGGATTTTCAATATCATTTGTATGTAAGTTGTCAAAAGCAGGATTCAATACAAATTTAACATTTGCTAAGAAAGGAATAACATAAGAAGTATATGCAAATCCAAATCCTAAATCCATACCTTTACCAGTAATAGCTCCTATGTCATCAGCTTGAATAACTAAACCAGCAGCATTTGCTTCTCTTTTAATTGCTTCATTAACCAATTTCATTCCTCCAATTCCTGTTTGTACAATTAATTGTCTTTTAGGATCTGGACCATTAAATTCAACTCTTCCTTGATAGAAGTTATATAATTCACATTTAAATAAATCTAATGTAAAATTACTCTTATTATAAACTTTTTTAAATGAGTTATCTAATTGTTTCCATAAACCAACTGATAATCTTAAATCATCTGGACCATCTTGACGGATTCTACCACCTTGTCCCCACATTAAATAAGATTCAATATCATTTGCAATTTTAGATAAGTGAGAAGCTTCCATTTTTGTTAAGAAACTTCTTGATAAAGTTCCATTATCAATTGCTTTTTTAACATAAGATTTACCCATAGTTTTTACAATATCCTCAATAGAAGATACAGATGGGTTAATGTTATCATCAAAGCTTCTCCAAATTTCTGTTACAGGAACTGTACCATCAGCATTTAAACCACCTTGACTCATCATATGAGCTCTTGACGATACTGAATAATGAACATGTGCTTCCGTAGAACCCACATAGTTATAAAACTCTCTAAATCCAGAACTTACAGTAATGTCAGAAAATCTTTCACCATATTCACCTCTTGCAGAACCTTTTCTAAAAAACTTAGTACCTTCTCTTAAAAATTTATTATCAAGGTATTTGTAGTTATCATTATTAACTAATCTAACAGTATGAATGAAACCATCTCCCATTGGTAAGATGTCATCATCTGTGATATATAACTCTACTCCATTAAATTTGTCATATGTGATAATATCACCATGTCCAAACCTCTTATTTAATTTAATTTTAAAGTCTGTACCATCTTGACCTTTTTTAACATTAGTAGGTTCAATATCTTCAATAATGTAAGGTAAATCTTGAGAAATTGGGGTTTGCCATTTCCATTCACCTCTAACATTATCAATTAATTTTACATTTTTACCGCCAAAGCTTGACATTTGATAGAGAGGCATTTCTACTTTTTGAGCCATAGCCCAAATATCTACAGGACCTAAGTCTGTAGGTTGCGTATCTCTAAGCATATCTACTAAGTGGTAGGAATCTACATGAGAACTTGCTTCATAAGCTGTGTCTCTCAGGAAAATACCATTGTTTAAAGTTGGTGTTGCCATTTGTTTTTATTTTATTTGTTTTTATTTATTTTTATTATTATCATTTACTTTCAAAGAAATTTCTTCTATTTCTTTTCTTTAAAGAAGGCTTTCTTGAAGATTCTTGTTCATATTCTGAACTTTTTCCTTTACTTGCTTCTTCCATTTTAAGTTTTCTAACTGTTTCTTTAGTTACTTTATTATTAATATTATTTGTCAATTGTTTCTTATAACCATCAGGATCTGCTAATAACCATAAAGCCTCTGCTATCAAATCATGTCTTGGTTCTATAAATTGATGCTTCTCTAATAAATGACCAAAAAGATTAGTAGGAGAACCATTAGCTGAAGTATAATTTGGTTGAATTAATCCATTATATATCATATTTTGAACTTTAGGATCTAGTTTTAAACCATTTAATTCTCCTTTTTCTAAGACACTATAAACAGATTTAGCATATTCTTTTGTAGCTTCTTCTTGTTTTTGTCTTTTAAATTCTTGTTCTTTAATTTTTTGTTCAACTACTTTTTCTTGCATCTTATCTAATTTAGGCTTAAATTTAGAAGCTTTATCTTCTAATTTACCTAAATCTTTCCAAGTTTCAATTTCTTCATTTATTTCTTCTTCATCACCATAATTAGTAGCTCTTAAATATTCTCTAATTATTTGCTCTTGACCTTCTTCATCATCTAACGATAAAGATTTTGTTTCTTCTAAAGAAGCTAAATGTTTAAAAAGACCTTTTAAATCATCTCCACCTTCAGCTACATATTTTGCTGCATATTGTAATTCTTTAGGTAATGCTTCAAAAAATTCTTTAGGTGTATTATTTTTAATTTCTTCTTCTTTATTTTTTATGTTTTCTTCAAATAATTCTTTAAAATCATCAATAGTATACTCACTTAAATCTTTATCATCTTCAAAAGGTAATAAAACTCCATCTTTTATAAGCTTTTCAGCTAAAATTTTTAATTCACCTTCTGTTTTATTACCTTCTTCAATTTCAGACGAAACATCTAATAACTTTTCTACATCTTCTTCTGTAGGCTTTTTAGAAGCTTCTC